CGCGGTGATCGCTCGGGCTTTCGGCATAGGTCAGGTAGCCGTCAGCGTGGGAGCCGCCCCGGCCGTCATCGCCCGGGCCTTCACCATCCCGCCGCCATCGGTGAGCGTCGGTATCGCTCCGGCGGTCATGGCCTTGGCGTTCACGATGCCGCCAGTCACGGCCGACGGTGGCGCAGCCGGAGATGCAACCGTGTCCCCGGCGACGATCGCCTTGGCGTTCGCCATCCCCCAGGTCACCGTTGACGCCGAGATCACCCTGCCCGACAAACCCTGGAAGCTGCTCGGCGGCGGCAGCGTGATTCGCAGTCCCCAGAAGTACCCGAACCGGCGCCCAGGCTGGTCTTGACCACGACCGTAAACATGGTAGGGTGCGGATTCCCAAGGCGTGGCGGCCGGCGGGCGCAGCTTGACAACCATCGACCCAACCCGGGGTCGAGCTGGTTCGTCAAGCGCCGAGGCTCATTGCACAGAGGCTCGCCGGTCGTCACGCCATACCTCGAAATCCCGTGAGAGACCCCAAGCGGGCTACCCTCCGGCCGTGGTCGGCAACGCGCATAACCGAAGCAAGTCGCGTGCCAGCTACCTCAGACGCCAGAACTTCCTCCAGATCTACGCCGAGACCGGTGCCAGCATCGAGGAAGCCTGCGAGCGAGCGCAGGTCCCTTACGGGACTTACATGGGATGGCGCCAGAATCAGAAGCACGAGCGTTTCGCCGAGAAGGTCGACGCCATCAAGCGTCGCAACTACCACAGCATCCAAGACTTCGACGGATCCTTCGTCAGTTTCCGCCAGGTCTACCTCGGGATGGAGACGCCGGCCTTCCAGCAGGTCATCGCCGATGCCATCGAGCACGCCCGACCCGGCGAAGTCACCCTCGTCTTGATCCCGCCCGAGCACGGCAAGACGACCCTGCTCGAAGACTGGTGCACCTACAAGCTGGTCACCGACCCCAGCTTCCGCATTACGGTCGCCTCCGAGAAGGTCGATCACGGGGTCAAAGTGCTGTCCCGCGTGCGTGAACGTCTGGAGGCCCACGGCCCCACTCCCCACATCACCAGAGACTTCGGTGGATTCGAGCCTGAGGGCTCCAAGGCCGACCAGGAGTGGAGCCTCAAACGCTTCAACATCGCCCAGAAGCGATACTCGGACGAGCGCGACTACTCGATGTCCTGCGTCGGCATGACTGGTGGCGTCCAGGGCACCCGCTGCGACCTGCTGGTTCTCGACGACATTCAGGACATCAAGTCCACCGAGCTGTCCAAGAAATACTTCTCGATCGTCACCCAGAGCTTCCTCTCCCGGCCGTCGATGTTCGGCCGCACCGTCATCATCGGTACCCGAGTCGACGAGTGGGACACCTACCGCCTGCTCATGGAAGCCGAGATCCCTGACCAGATCGTCAAGATCCCCGCCTACGACCTCGATCGTTCCCCGCACTGGCCAGCCCCCTCCAAGAAACCGACCCTTGACGACCCTGCTACCTGGGCGCCGGAAGGTGTCGAGTTCCTGTGGCCCGAGATGTACGACCAGGAAGAGCGCGGCGGAATGGTGACCCCGGGTCTGCATCGTTTCCGCTATGCCGCTCTGCGTCACCGTGTTGGTGAACCGGTCTGGTGGCGCATCTACATGCAGAAGCCCGAGGCGGCCTCGGCGATGACCTTCGACGAGCCGACCACCGAGGCCATGAAAGACGAGCATCGTTCGGTCATCGCCGACGCGCGCCCACTCACGTCCTTCGACTCGGAGCAGATCCCCAAGGCCGAGAAGCGGCCAGTGCCCATCATCATCACCGTGGACCCCGCGGTCGGCGGCGGTAACGGCGTCCTGGCGGCAGCCAGCCGGCCCAAGGTGCTGGAGGTGATGCACGTCCGGCTCGATTACGGACTCACCAAGTTCTCCCAGATCGTGCAGATTCTCGAAGAGGAGTGCTTCCGCTACACCACCCCCGACAGCTTCATCAGTGAAGTGGTCGTCGAGCAGAACGCCTTCCAGAAGGGACTCCTGGAGGACGACCGGATGATGGAGCTACAGCAACGCTTCGGCTTCCGGCTGATTCCCCACACCACCAACCGCAACAAGGCCGATCCCGACCTTGGCATCCCGTCGATGCCGGCGGCGATGATCCGGCGCGAGATCACGATCCCCTGGTCTGACGAGGAATCGACCACCAACATGGGGATGCTGCTCGATCAGCTCCACATCTGGCGGCCGTGGATGGCCGGCAACCGCCCCGGGGGCAGGAACAAATACGTCTCCGGCAGGGATTCGATCCCCCAGGATCTCGTCATGACCCTCTGGTTCGCCTACCGACAGTGGCGCGCCACCCGTGACACCCCCTCGTATCCGTCACCCGATGTAGCATCCTGGCGTTCCTCGGCGTCGCCTCTGCGTCGTCGTAGGGTGTCGGTGGCCCGCAGGCCCTCTCGGGCGCGGAGGTAGGCGACCTTGAGCTGGACGATCCAGCAGATCAGCGAAGAGATGGCCAGGCGGCGGTCGGCTCAGGAGCCACTCATCCAGCGGATGCTCTCGGTGCGCGACCGCTACGACGCCGACGTGGTGGTCCCGGTCGCTGACACCGACGACGACGTGCCGATGGACGGGCTCCAGCCCCTACTCATCGCCGAGGCCGTCGATCACAGTGCTGTCTACGCCGCCCAGGCGCCACCCAACATCTTCGTGCCGGCCATCGACGCCACCAAGGAGTCCGGCGTGCGCTCCTCCGATTACGCCTCGCGCCGCCGCAAGGCCCTCTACTACTCATGGGATAAGTCCTGGTGGGAGATGGTCTTCGGCCGCTTCTACCGCCACTTGGCCGCCTATGCCGTCAGTGCCTTGGTAGTCGAGCTGGACGAGGCCAACAAGTGCCCCAAGTTCACGACCCGCGATCCCCTCACTGCGTATCCCGAGCCGAAGGCCCCTGAAGACCTGACGATGCCGATCAACGTCGGCTTCATCAAAGGCAAGAGTCTCGACTGGCTGCACGCCCACTGGCCCGAGACCCGAGACCGCTTCCCCCGGGGCTCCGGCTACGCCGCGCAGACCTCGGCTGAAGGCGAAATCTGGGATCTGGTCGAGTGGTGCGACGAGAACGAGACCGTGCTCGGGGTGCTTGGCCCCCGGGACGTGTACCACTCGTGGACCTCTGAGCCCATCAAGTGGGCCTGGGAACTGGGCCGCTACCCGAACATGCTCGGCCGCTGTCCCGCCGTATGCCCGAGACGGGTCACGCTCAGTCGTATCGCCAGCCAGATCGCCAACCTCACCGGCCATGTCGATCTCATGGCCAAGCTCATGTACCTCGACATCCGGGCCACCGAGCGCAGCATCTTCCCTGACCGCTACATCCTCGCCAAGACCGGTCAGAACCCGCGCTTGGCCGGCGGTCAGTGGCTCGACGGCGCCACCGGCGAAGTCAACTTGGTGACCGACGCCGACCTGATCGGGAACCTGCCAGCCACGCCTGACCCCAACAATAAGGTCACGATGGATCGCCTGGAGCGCAACTTCCGCGTATCCTCCGGGCTGATCCCCCAGGCTGGCGGGGAGACCTACGGCGCCCTTCGAACCGGTCGGGGGATCGACGCCCTCATGGGCGCGGCGCTCGACCCCAAGACCTCCGAGCTGCACCACATCGCCGAGCGCTATCTGGGCGAGGTCAACGAGCTGCTGCTGCTCGGCTATCGCAAGACGTGGGGCAGCCGCACGTTCTCGGTCTACAGCCCGCTCGACCCGGGTGCCATCAGCTTCACGCCCAACGAGCACATCGAGTTGAACCAGGACAACGAGCCGTTCCTCGACAACGCCGTCTACTACCCGATCCCGGGCATGGACGACATCAACGCCACCCAGGTGATCGGCCAGATGATGGGCGCCGAGCTGACCTCAAAGCGCGGTGCCCGCCGGATGCACCCTCACGTCAAAGACCCCGAGGGCGAGGAACGTCAACTCCTCGTCGAAGCCATCCAGTCGATGGAACTGGCGGCGCTCGGCACCCGCGCCAGCACACCCCCAGGCATCCCGCCCGAGGACATGGCCCGCATGGAGGAGCTGGTCGCCGAAGGCAAGTCGCTCAGCCAGGCGATACTTCAGGCCAGCAAGGAAGCCCAGGAACGACAAGCCGCGATCCCAGAAGAGCAACCGGGCGCGCCGCCGGGTGCGGAGCAGATGCCAGGGCTCGCTAACCCCGGCGAAGGCATGGAAGCCGGAAGCATGGCGCAAGGCATGATCTCCCCCGGCGGCACCAACCTCGAACGAATGCGCGAACTCATCGGCGCGGTCCAAGCGCCACCACAAGGAGGACCCTGATGGCCAACAGATCAACCGCGAGGGCCAAGGCGGCCGCCGCCGGCATCACCAAGAAGGCGCCCGCCAAGGCTGTCGCCGCCAAGAAGAAGGGTCGCAAGAAGCCCATGCCGGCGCGGTCCAACAAGGGCGGCCTCCTGCGAGGTAAGGCTCGGGCGGCGGTGGCCAAGACCTACGGGCACTGATGCCACGCGAACGCGACAAGCCCCGACGCCGACCCAAGCCCGCCTACCCGAAGGTAGGCAGCGGTGAGGACTTCCCGGCACGTCGCCCCGGCACCAAGGTCGGCGAGGGACCCCGAGGCCGACAGGTCAAACAGTCGACCCGTACCACCCAGGCCCGCCGCACCAAGGCCCGACGACGGTTCGAAGCCGATCCGCTTGAGCCGTCCCGGGGCCGCAACGTCACCCCGTTGCCGAACTGGCAGTACGGCAAACCCACCGGCAGAAGGCAGGCCCCTTTCTCACACGGAGTGAGAGGCAAGCCGACCAAACGCAACCCGTGGCCCCTCTGATGCCAGTTCGCAGGGTTCGCGGCGGGTGGCAGTGGGGTTCCAAAGGCAAGGTCTATCGCTCGAAGGCCAAGGCTGCCGCCCAAGGCCGAGCCGCGTACGCGCACGGCTACCGACCCAAGAAGGGAAAGAGGAGATGAAGCCCAAGCGCAAGCCCCGCGAGCACGTCCTGACCAAGGACTGCTGGTGCCAGCCCAGGGTCATCAAGGTCGCCAGGCAGGGGAAGAAGGGCCAGCTCGTCAGGCAACAGCGCGAGGTCGTCGGCGAGGGCTGATGCCCCGAGCCCGCACCCAGTCGGGTGCACCAGCTTCCCCTCCTCGTCCCCCGGTAGGCGTGCCCTACGGGGAGGGAGAGCGCGCCCTTGAGGCGCAACGTCGCACCCCTGTGCCGGCTGGCCCACCCTCGGCACCAGGGGCGGCGGGCGGTGGAGCGGCCGGTGGGGAAGCAGCACCCACCGACCGCTTCGCCCAAGCCGTTGCTGCCGCCCAGGAGATGGCGCCCCCCGAAGGCGTGCTGGGACAGCCCACCCGCCGCCCGGCCGAGCCGGTGCAGACCGGGTTGATGCCCGGTCAGATCGCCCATCAGGGACCGGAGTTCCAAGACGCCCTGTTCGATCTGCGGGCTATCGCCGCCGAATACCCCGAGTACCGGGGCCTCCAACGTCTGATCGCTCTCGCCGAGGACCAGGTGTGATCTTCGACGACGTGTTCGGTGAGCTGAGTGCCGTCTCGGCCTACGAGTCCCGCAAGCGACGCGCCCAAGAGGTCGCCAAAGCGATCCACCCGGCTCACGTCGTGGCGCTCAACAACGCCGCTGACCGGTGGCCGTACATGACCCCGGACGCCGCTATGGGCGCCACCCGTACCAACCGGACCTTGGCCAACGAGACGTTCGAGATGCTGGGTGAGCTGTCGACGAAACGGTGGATGCGCGACCACCCGGCCGGCATCGGCTACGGCCAGCCGTTGACGACCCCGCAGATGCGCCGAGCCCGCACCCGCTCAGCCAACCTGCGGGCGCAGGCCAACCAGGGGATCAACTACGCCACGATGCAGGCCCAGCGGGGCGCCGAGGCCAGCCAGACCAAGGAACTACGCGACCTGGATCTGCTCACCGACGAAGGCGAGCTGCGATCACCGGTGCCGTTGGAGGAGCTGGAGGCGTACAGCAAGCAGGGCGTCCGCCTCGATCCCCGCATCCAGAAGTTCCGCGAGATCACCGAGATGCTCGCGGGAGGCCAGAACGGCGAATGGCAGGAGGTACCGTTTGTGCTGCCGGAGGGTGGTGCCGGCAGATACCGGCCGCCCGTCGAAGGCGGTGAAGGTGGCTTCTTCCGCCCTGAGCCCGGCGTCGAAGGCGCCAACGTACTTCAAGCTCTGGGCCGGCTCGGGGGTCGAGTCGGCAACATCCGACTCCCCCAGCTCCAGCTCCCCGGTGCTGGTCCGTCACCCGGCGAACTCACTCGTCAGACCGCGGGGCCATCATCGGTGCAGGACGTGGTGCGCACCGGCTCGATGGCGATGGACTTCCCGGTCCAAGAGGCGGTCGGCCAGTTCCGCAACGCCTACGGCTGGGCGCACGGCAAGGATGTGTCCTGGGCCGAGCCCCAATCAGACTTCCTGATCCAGATGCAGACCGGCAAAGAGGCCGGCAACGGGTTCCTGGTCGACCTCGAATCCGAGGTGGCAAAGGAACGCCGTCGCCGTGAGGCCGAACGAGGTCAGATCCACGGCCACAACATCTCGGTGGGCCGCTGGGTGGCCGACGCGCTGCCATTCGCCCCCGACACCAAGCCGTGGATGCTCATGTCGGGCATCGTCGACCTCGGCGTCCAGACCGCCGATCCGACCGCCGCCGCCCTCGGGGCGGCAGGCAAAGCCGGCCGGGCGCGTGATCTGTTCGCCAATCCCGAGCTGTACGAGAAAGCGGGCCTGTACGCCGGGCTACGGCGCACGTTTGCCGGCCCTGACGTGGCCAAGGCCCTCAACTCGGACCGGGGCGCGCGTGCCGTCTCCTGGCTGACCGAACACACCGATCCCTACGAAATCTGGGCGGGCCTGAACCGCAAGGTCAACAACGACGTGGCAGTTCGGCTCGCCGACACCCGCAGTGCCGCCGACACCCGGCGCATCCTTGAGACCGAGCTGGGTAAGGGCGGGCTCCGGGCGCCCTCGACGTTCTACGGCGCTGGCATCGACCCCTTGACCGGCCAAGGTCTGTTGCACGGAACCCCAGTGAAGCGACCCAAGGTGATGCCGATACGGGGGCCGATCGAGGCCGACGACGGTGACTTGATCGGCCGTGAGATCGAAGCCTTCCTCCACAACGCCGGTGGCACTGACGAAGAGATCGCCAAGCATGTCGGCGGCGTCATGCGCGCGGGCAAGTCCCGCGAGCGCCTCAACGCCTCGATCCGCGACGCGTTGCGGGCTACTGACGGCATCCTCGCCCGAGGTGGGATCGACGATCCCGTGCTCCGCTCCGAGCTGACCCGTCTCCATGCCTCGGCCACCGAGGAGGGCTCGAAGACGTGGATCGACCTGACGACCGCCCAGCGTCAGACCGACGACATCATCAACGTGGGCGGCGATGCCGTCGAGGATCTGCCGGTGCGGCTCTACAACGAGTACGCCCCCAAGTATCTGAAGCTGCCCGACGCTCGCCGCATCCGCCGGCTCGTGTCCGATCACGAGCGAACCATGATGCTCGTCGCCAAGCAGTCAGGCGAAGCTAAGGGCGAGCTGCGCTGGCCGATCGCTGCGCTCGAAGCCATCCAGAACGAGATCTGGAAGCCGGTCATGCTCGCCACTCGCATCGCCTGGCCGATCCGGGTGATCGGCGAAGAGCAAGTCCGCATGGCGGTGGCCGGCTACGACTCGATGTTCAATCACCCGGTCTCGTTCCTGGCTGGGGCCATCGGCAAGAAGAAGGGCGAAGGCATCGCCGACAACTTCCTGCGCGAGGCCGCCTCGCAGACCGGGGCGATCACCAGGGCTCATGGCCACTGGATCGAGCGGGCGGTGGCGAACGGCCGTCGCAAGACCTACACGAAGGGACCGCACGAGGCGCGCGCCTACCGACGGGCGTTGGCTTCGGAGACCGCCCGGCTCGCCAACGACCCGATCGCCTCCGAGGTCGCCAAGGCCGAGTCGCTCGACGACGTGAAGGAATGGTTCAAGCGCGGTGCCGGCCAGAAGTTCCACGGCGATCTGGTCAAGGAAGACCCCCGTAGGTTCGGCACCCCCGAACAGGCCGACGCCTACATCGAAGGGGTGGAGCGACGCATCCGCCAGCAGACTGGCGGCCACGAAGACATGCTCGAAGCGGTGCGGACCGGCAAGTTCCGGGGCTCCAGCATCATCGACGAGCAAGGCAACCTCGACAAGGACGTGCTCAAGGGGATCGACGAGATCATCCCCGAGTACGGCCCCGCCAAGATCGTCGGCGACGAGTGGCACTCACTGCGCGACACCCAGGATCTCAAGGGGCTCGTCCAGTCGTGGGACCGGACCGTCGACAAGGCTTTCGGCTGGCTGATGACCTACGAGACCAACTGGCTGTCCCGGGTGCCCACCTTCTCCCAGTCCTACTGGCAGGAAGCCGAGCGGCTCCTCCCTCACGCCGACGAGGCGGCCAAGCAGCGGGCGATCGCCACCGCCGAACGGTGGATCGCCGGGCCGGACCGACGGGCGACCGTCAACCGGCTGAAGAAGATCACCCCGGCGTCCGGCCCCGACGCCGCCGACTACAAGGCCGTCGACTTCCTGGCCAAAGGCCACGGACTCGACCGAACCAAGGAGCTGCTCTACGACCTGTCCCGCCGGGGCCGGACGATGGATGCCCTGCGGGTCATCTTTCCGTTCGGCGAAGCCTGGTCCGAGGTCATCACCCGCTGGTTCGGCTCGGGCCGCGCCGGGCAACCGCTCGGTCTGGTGTGGAAGAACCCGAAGACGATCCGCCGCTTCCAGCAGCTCATGCAGGGCGCCCGAGGCGAAGAGTTCGGCGAGTTCGCAGGCACCCCGATGGGCGTCGACCCCGAGACCGGCAAGCCGACCGGGACCGGCTTCTTCTTCCCCAACCAGTACGGCGAAGAGATATTCGCATGGCCCGGCACCGACATCCTCACCGACAAGCTGCTCGACGTGCCGATCCCGTTGACCGGCCGGGTGCAAGGTCTGTCGATGTTCGGGACGGTGATGCCCGGCCTCGGCCCCGTCGTGCAGATGCCGGTCGGCTGGTTCCTCCAGACCAAGCCGGGACCGCAGGCGTTCAAGGAGATGCTCAACGACGTGCTCCAGTGGAAGCCACCCGTCGTGGGTGGGTTCACGGGCACGGTGCGAGAACAAATCCTGCCGTTCGGGTCGGTGGGCGCCGAGGACCAGTCGCAAATCTTCTCAGCGTGGTCCTACGTGCCGCCCTACATGAAGTCGCTCGGCCAGTTCGTGACCAACGGTGACGTGAACGGCAAGCAGTGGAACCAGTCGGTCATGGAAGTCATGGCCGCCAAGAAGGCCGAGGGCGGTTACGGCGATTCGGTCGAGGAAACCAACCGGCTCGTCGATGACTCCCGCAAGTCGGCCCGCTGGTTCTACCTCATCAAGGGACTCGCGGGTGGGGTGGCTCCGGCGGCCCCCGACGGTGAGTGGATGCTGGAGACCAAGAACGGCCAGGCCCTTCGGGCGTCGGCACTGGCCGAGGTGCTCCAGACGATGCGCGAAGACGACTTCGACACCGCTGACCAACGCTTCATGGAGCTGTACGGGCCGGACGTGATGACGGTTCTATCGACCCCGATGACGACCTCGACGATCTACTCGGTGCCGACCACCAGTGAGGGTGTCGCCTGGGTGATGGCGAACCCGGGAATCGAAGACAAGTTGCCCAACGTTTACGGCTTCTTCGCACCCGAGGGCGGCGAAGAGGACTTCACGATCTACAACGACTACTTCCGCAAGGGTGAGGCGATCCGGCTGTCCCCCGAGAACTGGGGTCGAATGCTCAACCACACCAAGGGCAACGTCGCCTACCGCCAGTACGTCGAGGAGGTAGGCGACCAGGAGAACACCAAGGTCGGCAAGGCGTACCTGAAGATGCGCCGCGAGGAGCTGTGGGACCAGTACCCGGGGTGGCGCGACGAGCGGGGCAAGCTCAACAAGGCTCCCGACCGCACGTTCATCGACGAGGCATACCGGGCGCTCGACATCCCTGCGATCCGCCGCACCGACGCCGGCCAAGGGCTAGCGAAGTACTTGGAGGCCCGGGACGAAGTGGCCGCCTTCGCCGAGCGCGAAGGGTACGCCTGGCCCGGCACGTCGCAGGCGATGCTCCCTGGTCGCTTATACCTCGACGAACGGGCTCGCGACATCATCGACGAGCACCCGCAGTTCAAGAAGCTCTACGACTACATCCTGTCGCGCGAGACCGAGGAGTTGGAGGAGGTGGCCGGTGCCCAGGGAGAGGGATGACTTCGTTAGCCGAGTCGGCAACGTCTTCGGCGGCAGCAAGGTCACGAGCGGCGGCGGTGGGGCCTCGACGTTCGAGCAGTTCGTGCAGCAGTTCGGCGGCGGTGAAGAAGACGGCGGCACTACCGACCGCCGAGCGGCCCGCCCCTACGGTGGTGAACGGCTGCCGAAGGTACCGCTGGCCTCCTACGCCCACGGCTACTCCTACGCCCAGGGCCGCTATCCGGGCGGGGTGCCCCGCTACTTCGACGGTGCCGACATGCTCCCCGCCGGGCTGCCACCCCACAACATCGCCGCCCTCCAGCGGATGATGGTCGACTCCGGCCTGCTCAAGAACCCCCGCTATGGGTTCTGGGACGAGGAATCCCAGGATGCCTACCGCCAAGCCCTGCACGAATCGAACCAGAAAGGCACCGACGTGCAGACGCTGCTCGCCACCTACAGCGAAGTAGCCGCCGCCGCTGAAGCCGAAGCCCGTGGTCCGTTCGTGGCCCCGGCCCTGGAGATCAAGACCCACAACCCGAAGGATCTCGACGCGGTGTTCCGCAAGTCGGTCATCGAGCTGCTCGGTGAAGGCTGGTCGCAGGCCGACATCGAGCGGGCGCGTAACGCCTACATCGCCGAAGAGACCCGCATCCAGACCGACGCCCAGATGCAGCAGATCGAACGGTTGCGCCAGGAGTACGAGTACAAGGGCGGTGGTCCGGCGCCGACGATCGACAAGACCACCGAAGTCGTCATCCGTGACCCCAACCTCTACATCGAGGACGAAGCCAAGCGCCGCGACCCCGCTGGCTACCAGGCCACCCAGATCGCCGAAGACTTCGCCCCGGCGTTCTTCCAGGCACTCCAGGGTTACGGAGGCGGACGCTGATGGGCGGGCTCGACGGCGTCGCCCCGGCACTGGCGGGCGCCTTCCTGCGGATGCAGGCCGCAGCCTCTCAGGCCGGCTACAGCATCGGGGTCGGCTCAGGCTACCGCGACTCGGCATCGCAAGCCCGGCTCCGTAGAGAGCACTGCTGCAATGACCCCAACAGCTCCAAGTGCGGCTGCGGACCGCCGACTGCCCCTGTCGGCCGCTCCAACCACCAACATGGTCTCGCCATCGACGTAGCAGCTACACCCGCCGCCAAGCGCTGGCTTGGTCAGAACGCCTCCAAGTTCGGGCTCCATCTCCCCGTGAGCGGCGAGGACTGGCACATCGAGCTGATGGGCTCCGACGGTGCCTGGCATGGCCAGGGCGCCCAGCAGATGGGGGCTGTCGGTCTCGACCTCAACTGGCTCGGCCAGGCCCAGTCCCCCGAGGAAGCCCAGGACCAGAAGGTCGCGAGCATCATGGACGCGATCACGGGTGCTCAGCGCGAAGAGCTGATGGCCACGCCGGAGGCGAACGTGCTGGCCACCCCTGTGTCGCCGGAGTTGGCTGCTCCCACTGCCCCCCAGTTGGGCTCTCCGGGCTCACCAGGCGAGGCACAGCAGACGATCCGCATGGAGACCTCCACCATCCCTGGCGCCCCCGGGGCGCCTGCGGCTGGCGGCCAATGGCAGGGCAAGGTGCCACCGCCCGGCTACGTGCCGCCCGGTGAAGGTGTCGGCCGTTGGCGCCCCATCATGGAAGCGGCGCTGCGCTACGCGGGCATCAACCCGACCCCCGAGCTGGTCAACCTGGGCTTACGGCGTATGGGTCAGGAGTCCTCGGGTAACCCGACGGCGGTCAACAACTGGGACATCAATGCCAAGCGTGGCGACCCCTCCAAGGGGCTCATGCAGAACATCGGTTCCGCTTTCCCTGAACGCGCGCGCGAGCTTACGAACAGGGGGATCTTCGACGGATTCGCGAACATCGTCGCCTCGATCCGCTACACGGTCGGGCGGTACGGCAGCCTCCAGAAGGGTTGGGGTCGCTCAGGCGGATACTAGATATGGCCACTCTCCAAGAACGCGTAGCCGAGCGGTACCCCGACCTTCTACCGCTGCTCAACCATCCCCAGGTCGGGCCTCTGCTCCGGCAGGCAGTCGACCTCAACAACCCGATCTCCGAAGGTTCGTTCATGTCGAAGCTGCGGGCCACCTCGTGGTTCCGCGGCCAGTCGGCGTCGGCCCGCAACTGGTGGATCACCTCTGCTATGGACCCCGGGGAGGCAGCCCAGCAGCGCCGCCTCGGGCAGGAGTCGATCGTCGCCCGGATGCGCCAACTGGGCGTCGTCGGCACCCAAGCCGAGATCCGAACGATCCGCGAACAGATGCTCCGGCAGGGCCTCACCCCCGACGACTTCTGGGTCACGAACGCCATCATGAAGCTGACGGCGAAAGGTGGCCGGGCCGACATTGGTGCTTGGACGACGACCGCCACTCAACTGCGGGCAATCGCCGAAGGCGACTACTTCAAGGTCCTTCCCCCCGAGACGACTCGCAAGTGGACCGGGTGGATCATCACTGGCCAGCGCAGCGTCGAAGACTTCCAGGCCGCGATCAACATAGAAGCCACGAAGCGGTTCCCGCACATGGCCGAGCAACTCAAGACCGGGATGACCGTCCGCGACGTGGTAGCACCCTGGGTGGAGATTTACGCCAACGAGTTCGACACGACCCCCGACGCGATCATGGCCTCGATGCGTAAGCACGCGGGTACTCCGTCTCGGCAACTGCTCGGCATCAAGGACCCGAAGACCGGCCAGACCAGGATGCCCACCGAGCCCGAAGCCGTGAGGATCGCGCGCAGCCAACCACAGTGGGCAGAGACCACTAACGGTAAGCAGATGCAGAACGAGTGGGGGTCGACCATCCTTCGAGCCTTCGGAAAGCGGGTCTGATGGCTTACACGCTCCCGACCGTCAAGGCGTTGCTGGACCGTTACGGGCTGGGGTCGCTCGCCGAATGGGCGACCGGAGTCATCATCGACGACATGAGCGAGGACGAGTTCCAGAACCTCCTCTACGACCGGCCCGAGTTCAAGGCCGCGTTCCCCGAGATCGAAGGCCGCCAGCAACGGGCCAAGCAGCTCGGCATCTCGATGACGCCGATCTCGCCGGAGGATGTCATCTCCTACCGGTCGGGCTACCGGCAACTGCTGCGCTCCTACAGCGTCCCGCCCAACCTGTGGGACTCGAACGCTGACATCGCCGAGCAGATCATCGGGGACAAGTCGCTCGACGAGATCAACGCCGGTCTGGAGCTGGTGTCGAAGCGGGTGCATCTAGCGGCCCCCGAGGTGCGATCCATGTTCGACGAGCTGACCGGCAACAACGGCGACACGGCACTCTTCTTGATGTTCCTCAACCCGACCCAAGCCCCAGCCGCCCTGGAGGAGATGGTCGAGCAAGCGGAGATCGGTGGGGCTGCCCGCCGCTTCGGCTTCAACCCGACGCGTGACCGCATCGAGCAGTTGGCGCTCTACAACATCGACTACGGGCAGGCGACCGAAGGCTTTGCCCAGCTCGACGAGGTGCGGGGTCTGTTCGACGAGTCGCTGTTCGAGAACGTCGACTACAGCGCCGAAGAAGAGGGCGCCTCCGCGGTGTTCGGCGTCGGTGGTGGGGCGGCCGAGAAGCTCAAGCAGCGGGCCGAGACCCGTACCGCCCAGACCGCGGGCGGCAGCGGTGGTCTCCAGGAAGAGCGCGGCGCCACCTCACTCGGTGGGGCGGGACGCAGGTAGTAACGTCAAATTGACCCAGGGAGGTCAGATGGCATCCAAGGCAATGATCGGCAAGACGAAGGCCAAGAGCCCGAAGGCGGCCAACTCGACGGCCCCCAACGTTCACCCGGATGGCCAGTCTGGCTCCGGGGTACGGGTGACACCGGGTGCCGGCGGCGCCGGTCGTATCGGCCCCGACCACTGCACCTCGACGGGGGGTGCGGCCAACGTCACAGAAGGGGCCTACGGGCATGGCTGAGAGCAAGACGACAGCACAAGAGAAGACCGCCGCCGTCAAGGACCGCCAAGAGGCATCCGCCAAGCGGCAGGCCGACGAGCAGGACAAGGCCGCGAAGCTGGGCAAATCGGTCGATTCGGGCAAGGTCACCGTCGTGCTGCGCGACGAGTCTGACCAGACCGCGTACGACGTGAAGCAGTTGGTCGCCGAACTGGGTGGGACCACCAAGTCCGAAGCCAAGGGCAAGCTCACGGTGGAGCTGCCCGATGAGTCGGAACGAGGCACCGGCGCTCACCGGCAGAAGGTCGTCGCCGGGCTCGCCGCGTCTCCGCTGGTGGAAGAAGTCGAGTGATGCCCCGAGGCACAAAGAAGCATGGAGGGTACTGATGACCACCCGCAGGGCAGTCGAGGCGTCCTCTGAGCGGTCTGTCGGCGATGGGATCATCGACACCCGAGATCAGCCCACTTCGGTAGGCCGAGGGACCAGGGAAGACGGCAGCGGATCTACGACGCCGCACAACCGGGCGGCTCGTGCCGGCGAGGGGCCGGTGCCTGACCGACAGTTGAACATCCGGACCAGATAGGGGCGCCGACGCGTGGCGGACGACATTCTCTACTCCGAGGGCAGGCTCATTACTCGGAGGAGTCCTCCTGTCGGGGGTCTGCTGCTGCCCCACCCGCTGCTGTTCTGGCAGCATCCGACCGCGGTCACGGTCCCCAACAACGCGTGGACGCCGTTCCCGTTCAACACGATCCGGTCACAGACAGGCACATGGTCTACCTACACGGCCGCGTCGACCACGATCGCTGCTGGCTCTGACGCCCAGGCGCTACCGCAGGGCACGATCAACGTCGCCTCGAACGTCGCCTTTTCGTCGACGGGCTATCTAGTCATCACGATCGGCGGCACTGACCGCATCGTGCGCTACACCGGCAAGTCCGGCACCACCCAATTCACCGGCTGCACGCTGGGTGTGGGCACCATGGGCACCGGCAACCCGGTGGCCCAGGCTCAGGTAACGTTCAATCCGATCACGAACTCGGTGGCCGCGGCAGTCGCCGAGGTGGCATGGGCGAGCAACGCGACCGGACTGCGAGGCATCCGGTTCCGCTTCATGGACGGCACCTTCAACTTTCCGGGTGGCACGGTAGTCATCCCCGCGGTGGCAGCCACCGACCCCCTACTCCACACTCAGAGCTTCGAGCAGCCCGCGACACTGCCGGCGGCAGTGCCGAGTACGCCGCTGACCGGGACCGTTGTCGAGGTCTACCAGTCTTCGGGCGGCAACCTCGACGTGCCCTTCACCAATGACCTTGCCCAGCCCCGGCTAGTGGCGATAAACGGCGGCTCATTCACAGGGACCTCGTACTGACTCGGCAGCCGACCTTCACCGACGCAGCCGGTAAGCCCTGGACGATGACCGCGCCCGCCATCATCGGCGTGGCCTGATTCCCGCTCCTGACACGGCAGCGGGCTATCATGCGCGCTCATGGAGTTCGGCCCTATTCGGCCCTTGCGATCACAAGGCGTGCTGTCTGGGTGTGCTGGGCAACATCTTCCCGAAGGGCGTCGCCAGCCCTGAGGAGTAGCAGCCCTCCGCTATGACCGGCGGCGGGCGATGGCAGATGGGTCAACACCTACCCATCACCCTCGGATGGGCAGAGCCGGACAGAGGAGAACTCAGTGTCAGACCAGAGCCAGGAGGCTCAGGAAGAGCCTCGGCCTGACTCCGACCGCCTAGATCAAGTGCGGGCCTGGGGTGAGCGCAACGAGAAGCGAGCCAAGGAAGCCGAAGAGCGGATCATCGAGCTTCGGCAGACGATCGCAACCTCCGCGATTCGTGCAGCGGGCGCACCGCCCGACTCATGGACCGAGAAGGTCGTGATGGCCGCCGTCGAGCGCGACAGCATCTCCGATCCCGACGACATCGCCGCGTTGGTCAGAGTCGTCCAAGCCGAGAACCGAGGAGCATGATGCCCCCCATCGACCTGAGCAAGTTGCGTGAAGACGCCCAGAAACTCGCGGCACCACCGCGTACGCCTGCACCGGGCGAAGTCCTGGAAGACCCCGCCGCCGACCAGCGGCGCCAACTCCAGGATGCCCGAGGGGCTTTGCACGCTGAGACATTTGCTCCTGGCCAGGAACCGGTAGCCGATCCCATCGACCAAGCCCTCCATGCTGGTGCCCAGTTTCCGCGTGGTTCCGACCAGGCGATGCAGGCGTACCTCGGTCCCATCCTTGAGGCCGCCCATGCAGGAGATCCTCGGGTTGCAGCCACCGGTGTCGTCGACAGCGACATCAACAGGCAGTGGTCCGAGGCGGCACACGCTCGTCAGATCGCCAACCGGAACGAGTCAGGCGCCGCCCACCGATGATCCACCCTCCCGACTGCGATTGTGATGCCTACGCCTGCGTGCTCCGACGCAAAGGCATCGGGTTCAGCTACGACGCCACACCCACACATCGGGCTCGGCGGCCGTGGCGCCCGAAGGTCAACTGCTCGTGGGAGGCAGGGATCGCCGGTGAGCACCGACCTGGCGGCTTCTTCTCACCCTTCCGGGGTGAGGACAGCCTGCGGCCGATCCACCTGAAGGAAGCGGCCGAACGTCGACGCGAGTTCTCTGAAGTCAGGCGACGCCAGATCCAAGGGCCTGCTCTTCAGGAGTAACCCCTCATGCCTACAGGTATGGCCAGCACCTATGACCTCACGGTCGGGGTGGTGGTCAACATGGACGAGGCCATCTACATGCTCTCGCCTGTCGACACTCCGCTGTTGACCGGCCTCGGGGCGGATGGCCTCACGATCATCGGATCTGATCCGGTCGACGAGCGCCAGTTCTCGTGGATGGACGACACGATCCTCACGCCCCGTTCGGCGCTCGCCGCCATCTTGGTGACCGCCGGCACGACTGCCCAGGTGACGACAGGTCAAGGCACTCGATTCTCGACGGGCGACCTGCTCACCTTCGAGATCGACGGCAACACCACCGAAGTGGCCAGGGTCACCGGCTACACGACCGACGTGCTCACGATCACCCGAGCATGGGCGGGCACTGCCCAGCAGTACGCCACCGCCTCGCTCGTCGTCAGCGTCGGTTCGGCACTGCCCGAGGGCTCGAACCCCGAGGCGGCACGCACTGTCGACCGGGTGGAGAACACCAACGTCACGCAAATCTTCGGCCCCACCAAGGTCGATCTGTCCCGCACCGAACAGCAGGTGCGGAAGTACGGCGTCGGCAACGAGTTCTCGCACCAGCTCGCCGGACGCATGAAGGAGAACGCCATCGCTCGTGAGCAGGCGTTCCTCTACGGCGCGCGCGTCGACTCGACCACGCTGGAAGCTCGGAGCACGGGCGGCCTGCGGTTCTACATCACGACGAACCGCAACGCCACGGCTACCCAGCTCACGGCAGCCAACATCCAGACGGCCCAGCTCACCGGCTACAACCAGGGCGGCTTCGCTGATGTGGTGATGGCCAACCCGGTGGCGTTCGCCGACCTCAACGACCTGGCCAACACCACGGTCGTGCGCGAGACGGTCGACGACCCGATGCGTGGTCGCACTCGGGTGTCCTGGGTCGACACCGAGTTCGGCTCGTCGCTCATGGCCCGTAACCGCTGGATGCTTCCCAACGACGCCTTCGGCTTCAGTCGGGAGCAGGTCATCCGTCGCGTGCTCCAGCCGCTCATCTACGAGCGTCTGGCCAAGACGGGCGACAGCGACCAGGGCCAGATCGTGTGCGAGGAGGGCCTGGAGGTCAAGGGCGAGGAACACGCCTACGCCTTCACCCTGCTCGGCTACACGGGCTCCAACTAGATGTCGGTCGGCTCCCCGGACGGCGATTCCACCACCGGCTCCGGGGAGCCGGCGACTCCCGAAAGGACCGACATGGCGTCCTCCCCTGGCGTATGCCTGGCCTGGATCGACGGCGGCACCACATCGGGCTGGTTCACGTGGTCGCTGGCGCAGCTCGTCACGCTCGACTCGCGGCTCAACCAACACGTCACCGGCCCGCAAGGGGACATGATCCACATCCAGTCGTCCCCCCGTATCCACGAGGCCCGCAATCAGGTCGTCGACCAGTTCGCCCAGTTGGACCAGCAGCCCGAGTGGCTACTGATGCTCGACTCGGATATGACCTTCGAGCCCGACCTGCTCGAACGGATGATGGCCTACGCCCACCCGGAGCGGGTCCCGATCCTCGGAGGTCTGTGCTTCGGCGGCGGTCGGGTCAACGATCCCTTCCCGACGATCTACCGCCTCACCCAGGAAGGCAACTACGCCTCGCTGGACAAGGTGCACGACTACCCCCGCGACGCGCTGGTCAAGGTGGGCGCCACCGGTGCCGCCTGCCTGCTGGTACACCGCCAGGTGTACGCGGCGATGCACAAGGCGTTCGGCACCCTGGCCGACGGCCGTATGAACCCGTCACCGTGGTTCGCCGAGGGCGTCTTCGGGGCCAACGGCGAGAGCTGGGGCGAAGACACCGCCTTCTGCCTGCGCGCCCATGCCCTGAGCATCCCGGTCCACGTGCACACCGGCATCAAGCTCGGGCACGTGAAGGACCAGATCATCGACGAGCAGTTCTACGACGCCCGTCGCGCTGTCGTAGCGGAGGACAATCTCCGGAAAAGCGCTTCAAGCGAGACGCCAGCAGTGAACGGTAACGGCAGCCGAGCCGAACGTCGCCGCAAGGCGCGTGTCCTAGCTAAGGAGCAGACATGAGCAACTTCACACTCGCCGTCAGCCTGACATCCGCATCCAGCCCTACCCAGGTCGCCGATGCCGAGAACCGGGATCGGATGGTCCACGTTCGCGTGGTTGGCGCTACCGACACCACCGTTGGGATCGGGTTCACCTCGGGAGAAGTCGACGCGGCTTCCAAGGGCTTGCGTCTCTATGGCGGCGCCAATGCTGGTGGCTTCGCAAGCACGGTCTCCTTCCTCTTGCCGGAAGACACCGAGTTGTGGGTCGGCCCCACCTCCAACTCGGGCGTGATAGCCAGCTTCTTGGTAGTGGAGACCCGATAAATGAAGATGAACCTGGGCTGCGGGCGCGACATCAAGGAGGGGTGGGTCAACGTCGACCTCATCTCCGGTGATGGCGTGGACGTAGTGCTGGACCTCGATCAGCCCAAGCCTTTCGAGTTAGCCGACGAGAACACCGTCGATGTGTTTCTGGTGTCGCATCTGATCGAGCACTTACAGCATCCGTTGCCACTGGCCGAGGCTATGTGGCGGGCCGCGAAGCCCGATGCTGTGGCGATTTTCCGGTGCCCTCATGGCGCCAGCGATGACGCCGACGAGGATCCCCAGCACGTCCGCCGCATGTTCCCTCACTCGTGGGACTACTTCGGTCAGCCCGCGTACCACCGTGCCGACTACGGCTACCGCGGTGACTGGCGTACGGACGAGGTGAAACTGCGCTGCCGACCCGAGCGCATGGGCGAGACCAACGCGGAGACCTACGAGTTGATCGGCATGGAGCGCAATATCGTGGTGGAGATGCAGGTTCTACTGCGAGCAGTCAAGCCTGCACGGCCACAGACTCCCGACGCTAGCGACTCCATGCACATCGTCATTGAGGCGATCGAATGACCCTCGCCACAACGGTCGATGCTCTGGTGGAGCGGGTCCGGCGTGACTCGCTGCTGGCCAGCCGAGGCCCCGTCTTCACGGTGGGGGCCAGCTACACGGCCGGCGGCACCACGATCACCACCGCCGAGACTTTCACCAACATCGGGCCGGGATCTCTGCTCAGCGTCGAGTACGAGATGATGTACGTGCAGGGCGCTAACTCATCGACCAAGACGATCACGGTCATCCCCGGCTACTTCGGGAGCACCCAGGCCGACCACGCCGCCGGTGTGGTCATGGAAGTCGATGCCCGCTTCCCCAAGGCGGCGCTGCTCGACCATCTCCAGCACGAGATCATGTCGTGGCGCCACGAGCTGTGGCGCGAGGAGGACCTGCCGCTCGACCTCACGGTCTCCGAACGGACCTACGACCTAGTGGGCATCACCGGCGACATCTTCTTCCTGCTCGACGTGCGCCAGCAGCCGACCGGCGGGTCGACCTTCTGGAACTTCTCGTGGACCGGTGACGCCTGGCCGCATCTGAGCGCGCGACTGCTCCGCAACATGCCCATCGCCGATTTCCCCTCCAGCTACGCGCTCCAGCTCCAGCAGAACCCGACCCACTCCAGTGATGCCAGGGTGATGCTCGCTCGACCGCTCGACGCCACCACCCTCATCGGCACTACCGACCTCGACGGCGATGTGGGCGTCAGGATCGACTGGCTGGACATCGCCGAGCTGGGCACCAAGTGGCGCGCTCTCACCTCGGCGGTGATCGGCCGCTCCGACTGGCGCACCAGCAACGTCATCCGTAGTGCCGAAGAGGTGTCGGCACTCGACACCATCCGGGCCGTGTCCACCTTCAAGGAGATGCGCGACGCGCGCTTCGCCAACGCGGCTATGGACCTGAGGGCCAACTTCCCCTTCCGGCAGCAATGACCGACCTCTCCGGCGGCCTCGTCTTTCCAGGCGGCATCTTCTACGAGGACAGCGGTGGCACCGTCTCCTCCGACGTGGTGCCTGCCCAGTTCCCGGTGGCGATCGCCGGCCATCCCTACAACGTCGAATGGTCGCTGTACCGGCTCACCCACCTGCCGATGCGCCGCGCCGCCCAGGACGACCAAGCCGAGCCCGGGGAGCAAGCCCTGGATACCTCGGGCCTGTGGCGCCGCTCCCAGTCGGACTGGTCCTTGGGTGCCGGCCAGCTCTGGCTCGACGAGCAGGAGTCGACCCGGCGGCGTTTCAACTCCAGTCTCGGCATCGACTCGTTCAACGACCGCGAACTGTCTCTGCTGCCCGCCACCGAGGAGAAACGCAGCAGCGCCAACACGAACCAGAGGCTCCTCACTGTCGACACCCGGCTCTACGTGGTCGACGGCACTGCCCTGATCTTCTCGAACGGGACCGGCGCCGAGCAGAACTCCACGTGGACGACCGGCTGGACCACAGCCACCGGCCTGCCGGGCGGCAGCATCTTGGACATCGCGTACTCGGGCAGCCACGTCTACGTGCTTGGGTCTGACAACTCGATCTACCGGGCCACCCCCGGCACCGCCGCCTTCACCCTCTACTACAACCCCGCAGAGGTGGCGATCCGTATCTTTACCGGGCTCGGCCGTCTGTTCTTCGCGTCCGACGCCGGTCAGTCCCTCTTCGAGGTCACTTCCGCGGGCACCGCCGAGACCCTCGTCTTCACGCACCCTGACCCCAACTACGTGCTGTCGTCGCTGATAGGCACGCCGACCGGCGTGTACTTCTCAGGCAACATCGGCACCGGTTTCGGGGAGATCCGTCGCACCGTGGTCAACACGGGCGGCACCGCCTTCGACCCTCCGGTGGTCGCCGCCGAGCTACGCAACGAGACCATCAACGTGCTCCGCACGACCGGCATGAACTGCGTCTTCGGCACCTCGGTCGGGTTCCGCTACGCGCCGCTCAGTGACCAAACCGCGGGCCTGGACTTCGGCCCCGCCATCGAAGTCGGGCCGGTCTACGACATCGTGGTCGAGTCGGCCATCAACAATGACACCGGCAAGCTCGACACCTTCGGCTGGTTCACCTGGGGCGGCATCCACGAGGGCTCCGAGTCGGGGCTCGGGCGTATCCGGCTCAGCCGCTTCACCGAGCCCGGGGTCCCTGCCTACGCCTCCGACATCTTCAGCGCGGCCGGTGGCACACCGATAGCGGTTGCCAGCATCGGGGGCCGCCGCTACTTCGGCATCTCCGCTGACGGCTTCTTCGGTGCCACCTCCAACTTCGTCGCGGAGGGCGAGCTGCGCACCGGGCGCATCCGCTACGGCATCTTGGACAACAAGGTCTACGACGACGTGAAGTGGCGCACGGACCCGCTTACCGGTCAGGTGATCGTCGATGCCGAGTTCGACCTCGGCGCCAGTGCCCACGCCGGTGAGCAGTCGGCCGCCGATTCGGTCACCGGCACCGGCCACCTGGGACCGGTGTTCGCCGAGTGGGGCGAGCTGATCTTCACGCTGCAACGTGGCGGAGTCATCACGCCAGCCCTGTTCATCAACGTGAGCGGCACGGCTACGACCCCCGATCACGCCGACTTCGCGATCACTGACCTCGATGTCGAGATCACGCTTGCCGCCGACAACTGGAACCCGGGCGGTGGAACCACTCAGCTCATCGTCATGCAATCAAGCGTCTTGGCCAACGTGGCCTGGCAGATAGGACTGACACCCGAAGGCCGGATCGTCGTCAGCACCAGCCCAGACGGTTCAGTCGCCAGCACGGTCTCATTCACCACCACCGATCCGGTCACCTTCGACACTGGCAGCGAGCACACCATCCATGTGACTGTCGATGTCAACAACGGGGCCGGTGGCCGCACCTACACCATCGAGACGGACGGCTCTCTCTTCGAGACCTCCAGTCCCGCCGGCACCACGTCGATCTTCAACTCCACCACGGTGGCCAACATCGGAGGGGCTGGTTCGGCGGTTTTCCAGGGCTACGTCTCGCAGATGACCTGGCTAGGAAGTATCGGCGGAGCGGTGATTGCCAACCCCAACTTCGCGATCCAAGAGGTCGCCGACTCCAGCTTCGCTGACACGGCGCCCACCCCTAAGACGTGGACCGTGAACGCGCCGGCCGCCATCGCTCTCGTCAACGAAGGCGAGGCACTGACCCCGCGACTGCACTGGTGGGTCCTCCGAGCCATCCCCGCGGTCGAAGAGACCTTGCAGATCCTGGTCCCGATCCGGCTCCATTACATGGAGCAGACCCCCAACGGTCCAGCCAAGAACGCCAGCTACCTCGATGAACTCGACTTCCTGATGAGCCTCGCCAACACGAAGTCGGTCGTTACGTACCAGCAGGGTCTTACGAGCTATCAGGTGTATGTGAATAACATCGAGGCCAACCCCGAATACTGGAACTCAGGTGACAACTCGCCGGAGGGCATCGTCATGGTCGAGCTTCACACAACCTCGCACCCCTAGGAGACCGCAGTGGTAGTCGTCGATAGGGCCTACAAGGGCGCAGCCGCCGCCACCATCATCAACACGTCGATGACCTCCACGACGCCGGGCATCGGCGGCACGATCACTGTTGCCGATGACTCGGGCTACCCATCCTCGGGCAAGTTCGAGATCACCATCGACCGCGAGGTCCCCGGTGCCCAGGAACACGTCCTCATCAGCTCACGCTCGGGCACCACGTTCACGATCGGCCAGCGTGGCTACGACGATTCAGTAGCCAAGGCCCACACGTCAGGCCAGGCCACCTGTGAGCTGTGGCTGTCGGCCCGCACGGTGCAGCTCCTCGGCGACCACGTGGACGACGTGGAGTCCGATCCTCACTCGGGCAAGCTGCTCAACAACGCGCGCCACGACCTCGAAGCTCGCCATACGTTCGGCGCTGCGCTCGGTACACCGGTAACACCGACCGACATCGCCACCGCAGGCGCGGCCGGCACCGGCAACAACCCGGCCAGGGAAGACCACACCCACAAGCTCGGCACCGGCGCGATCAACAGCGCCGGCATGTTCGCCTCGGGGGTGGTCGACGCTGCTGCCATCGCCACCGATGCGGTCGGCACACCCGAGATCGCCGCTAACGCCGTGGGCGCATCGGAGCTGGCCGACAACGCTGTCGACATCCTCGCCATCATCGCCGCAGCCCGAGACATCCTGTGCCCGCCCGGCATAATCGTCGCCTACGGCGATGACACTCCTGCCCCCACCGGCTGGCTGCTCTGCAACGGCACCGCCGTGTCCCGCACCACGTTCGCCACCCTGTTCGGCATCATCGGCACCACCTATGGGGTCGGCGACGGATCGACGACGTTCAACGTTCCCGACCTGCGTGGACGTTTCCCGCTGGGCAAGGCCACCGCCGGCACCGGATCGACGATGGGTGGCACAGGTGGTTCGCTCGACCACACCCACGCGCTGGATACGTCGTCGTCGGGTGCTCAGCTCACAGGGGTCGCCGGGTCGACCAACAACTGGTACATGATCCGCAAGACGGTCGCCGGCTGGAACTCGAACCAACGAGGCGACATGGGGGGCTTCGGCGGAAACGTGACGGCGCAGACGACCGGCGCCCAACTGGTCGGCGACAGCGACACCGCCAACCCGGCATTCCAAGTAGTCATGTACATCATCCGAACGGGGAACACCTCATGACCGATCTCGATCCCGATGACGATGGCCAGCTCGATGGCTGCGACGTTGACATGACGGTCGAGGATCAGCTCACCGAAGACGGCGAGCAGACCGACGCACTAGTCATGTTCGCCGACGTGTGGGATGACCCCACTGCTGTCGAGTACCGGCGCCGCGAGTTGACCGCATGGGCGGCTGCCCTGCATAGCCCACCCGACGATCTGCCGACGACTGGGGCTCCCGATGCATGACACAGGACTAGCCGACCGTATCCGCGCCAAGGGCGTCAGGGTCGTGGAGATCGCTGGCTGGCAGACCCGCGGCAATGGTTCCGGCTTTCAGCCTCGGGGCGCCATCCATCACCACACGGCCGGCTCGTCACGCGGCGCCACCCCGTCTCTGAACACGAACATCTATGGCCGTCCCGACGTACCCGGCCCGCTCGCCCAGGTCATGCAGTCCCGTGAGCCAGGCGCGCTCGACAAGGCGTACGTGATTGCTGCCGGCAAGTGCAACCACGGCGGCGTCGGCCACTGGAACAACCCGGCGACCGGGGAACTCATCAACTCGAACTACGAGTCGGAGGGCCTGGAGGTCGAGCACACTGGCACCGGCGCGGTCGATCCGGCCCGTCACGAGATCTCGTGTCGCATCCTCGCGGCGATGCTCGAAGCCCCCGGCTCGTCCCGTGACTGGCGGATGTGCTGCGAGCACTACGAATACGCCGACCCGGACGGCCGTAAAGTCGACTTCCGGGAGCTGAATCCACCATTTGCTAACCGGGCCGCTGGGATACGTGCCCGAGTCGGCTACTGGATCGGCCGCACTATCACCACCCCACCGCCTGTTCCCATCATGGAGGAGCTACCAGAGATGTTCTTGTACAAGGGGCCTGGCCCCGCGTTCTTCTTCTGCCACGCCGGCAAGTCGGTCGGCATCAACGAAGCCTCCGACCTTGCCACGTTCACCGATGCTGACGTGCCTGTCCTCCGTCTCGACGACGACACGTTCGCCAAGTTCCGGGCCGCTTTCCCGGGCTCGTGATCTGCCCGCTCTGTAGCCACAGAGTCGACACCCACCAGGATCGCATCGCCATCCACGGCGACTGTCCGGGTGGCTTCGCGCGCTACGACCTGGCCGAGACCAAGCTGGAGTCCCGCTACACGGAGCCCCGCCCCGACTGCCCGCACCCCGAGCGGTGGCACTCCGACGACTGGGACTCCACCGAGCACGAGGTCACCGCGTTGGTGGCCGCGTTCGTCGGTGCGCTCCGGCCCGAGCTGGTGCTGGAGACCGGCACCGCCTTCGGCCAGACCGCCTACGCGATTGGTGCCGTGCTGGCCGAAGCTGGGGTCGGCCGGCTCGTCACCATCGAGCCCGTAGAAGACCGGATCCACATCGCTCGCAAGCGATGCAAGGGACTGCCCGTCGAGGTGCTCGAAGCCTCGTCGCTCGATGTCCATCTTGAGGTGGAGGAGCAGATCGGCTTCGCCTGGTTCGACAGCCTGCTCCCCCTGCGAGCGCCAGAGTTCCGCCACTTCTACCCGGCAATGGCACCGGGCGCGTTCGTCGGCTTCCACGACACATCACCCCACCACGGCCAGCAGCTCTGGGCTGACATCCTTCGCTTGGAGGACGAGGGACTACTGCTGCCGGTCCGCCTGCGTACCCCTCGTGGCGTCGTCATCGGCGAAGTGAGCGGGAAGTAAACTGATGGCGCAGAAGTCCCTTGGACGGGGAGGAGTGTGGCGGGCATGGCGGGCGACAATCCGGGGGCGGGCGTCGATGCGGAAGGCCGGGCGGTACTCGACCCGACGAAGAACGTCCTCGATCTCGTCAACGCCGCGATCAAACGCCAAGACGACCTCCGCATCACCGAGTTCCAACGCCAAGACCAACTCCGCATCGCCGAGTCCCGGCATCTGCGGGAGATCGCCGGGCTCCGCGCCGAATACCAGGCCGAGATACGTGAAAGCGAAAAGGACCGAATCAACGCGATCCGAGAGGTTGACGTTCAAGCCGTCCAACGGGCCGCCGAGGTCCAGGCGACCCAGGCGTCAGCATTGGCAGCGCAGGTTGTCGCCACAGCAGACGCCTTCCGGGTGTCGCTGGCGGCGGCGCTTGAGCCGTTGCAGAAGGACATCGCTGAGCTTCGCAAGTCGCAGTACGAACTCGCAGGGCAACGGGCGCAGGTCGGCGAGTCACGGCTCAACGTCGGCGCCATCGTGGGCGGTATCAGCCTGCTCGTCGCCATCGTCAGTGTGGTGGTCGTCATCCTGGTGGCCACCGGTTGATAGCTGGAGGAATCCATGAACGTGTACGAGAGTGCCAAGGCGCTCGTAGCCGCCGCCGTGTCCGCCGTGTTCGGCGTCATAGCGGTTGTGCAGGTCGCTGTCGCCGACAAGGCGATCTCGCTCGACGAGGCCAACGGCATTTGGCTTGCCGTGACCCTCGCCGCGGGAGCCATCGCCACGGCTTACGGCGTCTGGCGGACCCGCAACAAGCCAGCGGGCGGTGCCTGATGCACGTCTTCACCCTCATCCTGTGGATCGTGTCGCTGGTCCTGTTGGCGCTCGCCGCCCTGGCCCCGCGACCGTTCACCTACGCCAACACTCTGCCGGCCGGGGTGTTCTTCTTCGACCTATGGATCGGACTTCAGTTCCTCATCGAGGTCGCTGACCCGATCACGTTCTAGTCATGCTCTGGACGATCTTCATCGTGGTGGTCATCGTGGCGATTGTCTTCTGGGCCTTCGGGCGTCGCCGCTAGCCAGCACGCGTGTAACCGAGTCGGTCACCGATAGGCCGGCACGCAACCCTTCGACCACCTCGGTGTGCAGTTCTGTGGAGCTGATGCCGAGGTGGTCGGCCGCCTGGCGCTCGATGTCCAGCAGCCGAGCAGTGACGGCCTCGCCGGAATGGGCGGTCGCGCGATAGCGGCGGTCCCTGAGCTTGCGCGCCCAGCGATCCCATGCCAACCAGGCTTCGGCGAGTAGTACGGGGCTCATGTTGGTCATGTCGGGTCGAGGTGAGATGGTAGGCACTAATGATAGGGTGGTTCAACTATCCACCTGTCACTAGGAGACCACATGCAGTACCAAGATGCCGTCGCCGAAGCTCGGCGACTCGTGAAGCGGTCCGAAGAGGACCAATGGCGGCTCGCAGAGCTGACCTGGGAGCAGGTCAAGGAAGCCGGGAAGTCACAACGCCAGTGGGCTGAGGATGTTGGTGTGAGCGCGGCGCACGTCAACTACTTGGCTGGGATTTGGGAGACCTATCGCGTTCACCAGGTGAACGATCGGCCTGCCTTCCGTGATGCCTACGCCGAGGTCAAGGGACTGCCCGTCGATGCCGCCGAGCGGCGCCAGATGGAGGCCGACCGGAACGTGGCCAACCGTTCGGTGGCCGAGCGTGCCCGCATGGCTGCTGAACTCCTCGAAGACGAGGAGGTGGCCGAAGAGGTCGAGGAGATGCAGCTCAGCCGCCGCGGCCCGATCGGCGAGCCCCTTCCTGATCCCGAGGAAGCCGGCCGCAAGGTCGCCAACAACATGGCCCGCGCGATGGACACCGATCTCGCCTCTAGTGCCCTCCGTTCCGCCAGCGGCTTCATCGCCGAGGCGATCCTGTGCCGCGAGGAGTACGGCATCCGCAATCAGGTGGAGTTCGATTCCGAGCTGGAACGCCACAAGGGTCTCGTCGGTCGGCTGGAGCATGGCGACGGTCTCACTCAGGCTGACCGCGAGTGGGCCGAGGCGAACGGAGTCTCGCTGTGAGCACCTTCGTGGAGGTGGTCGAGCTTGCGCTCGATCGCTACGTGTCGGAGATGGGTAAGCGGGGCGTGGACCCGAACGGTATCCGCGTCGCTACTCTCGCCCAGCTCGCAGGAGTCGAGCGCAAGGCCATGAGCACGATGCTTCAGGAGTACCGCTACCGCCAGGGGACCATGCCCGCCGAGAAGAAGTCTCGCTACGTCATCGGGTGTGAAGGCTACGGCCGGGCGGCACGCTGGTCGATCATGGCCAAGCCCCGCACCGACCCGGTAGTGGTCGAGAACAATCGCATGGATCACGCCATCTACGTGGCTGGCGATGCGCTGAAGCGGCTGGTGAAGGACTACACCGCCGAGGTGTACCCCGCCCTGCGGAGCAAGGACCGTGACCGGGTAATCGAGATCGCCACCCGCGGTCTAGTCGACCACGTGAAGGTCGACGTGAATACTGCTGTGCAGCTCATCAAGGGAGACGGCGGTGCCAACGGATTGGCGGTGACGTGATGAGCGCGTACCTCATCGAACACGGAGGGATAGATCTGGACCGGGCCTACAAAGATACCGGTGAGGTGTCGATCATTGGCCCATTCGGTGATGTCAACGAGGCGTGGGCGTTCACGGCAGCCTTGATCGCCGAGCCATCGGAGCTCTGGAGCCCTTCATCCTTTCATGTGTTCGCTGGGACCGTGACCGATGCGCCACGAGCGTTGGAGGTGACCTCGCCGACCGAGCGTCTACGCGAAGAGGTTGACGACTTCGCCGACCCCCAGGAATGGGATCCCGAGGACCCCACTCTTGGCATTGAGGAACCAGTGACAGTCTTCGATCGTCATTGGCCGACTTGGCGACAGGAGCGTCAACAGGAAGCCCAGCGACAACAAGAGGACCAGGCTCAACGAGAGGCCGAGTGCCAGGCTTCGGGCCATCGGTGGTCGAAGTGGAGGCCGTACTACAACGTCAGCGGACTGGAATACCGGACCTGCGAACGCTGTGGACAACGTGGGGAGCAGCCGTTGTCGGAGGGACCGGACCTCGGTCGGTTGACTTCATACCTGACTTCATACCCGACCTGACTTCATACCCGACTGCGTGAGCCCCAGGCGCCCAGGCCCCCGGGGGGAGAGGAAGGTGGATGAAGACCTCTCTACCGCACCCGGGGGACGAGACGGCTACGCACACCTGGGTGGGCAGACGCTGGCGCCTCGTGTGGTCCTGAGCGCCGCCATCATCGCATCTCGACGGCCCCAGGTCTAGTGCACGATCGGAAACATTGGGTCTGGATTAATTGCTTGCGAGGGAGTACGGTGGGAGTCGACGGAAGGTGGATGATGAACACCCAGCAGGAGTTGTTCCCCAACAGCGTTGGTCCCTCGCACCACAACGCACCCGAGACCTCACACCGAGCAGCGCTGGCAAACGCGCCCCGCTCGGGCAGCCAGCGCGCCAAGGTGCTGCTGGCCATCCACAACTTCAGCTACGTCGACCGCAACGCGGTCGGCCCCGGGCTCAACGACGACGAGATCGTCAACGCCTCCAAGCTGACCGGCAACTCGGTCCGCCCCCGTCGTGGCGAGCTGCACCGGGGCGGGTTCATCGAGGACAGTGGCGGACGCCGTAGCTCGATGCTCGGTAACGACTCGGTCGTATGGTCCCTCACCGACAAGGGACTGCGCGCAGCGAGGGAGCTGACCGATGGCTGATGTGACCATGACCACCTACAAGCAGGCTGATGGTGAGCCGGTCGGAGGCGAATACTCGTTCGTTACCGATCTCGACCACTTTGACGAGTGCTGGCGTCCGGTTGAGGTGGTCGAGCAGGTATGGGTGCAGGCGGCCACCCGCACCTTCTGGCAGTTCCCGGTGACGCTGTATAGCTGCGAGATCGAAGATCAGGAGCCTTGCGACGAAGACGCCGTGGCGTGGGAACAGGTCGACGACGACGGTACCTGGATGCAGGTCTGCGAGCAGCACCGGACACAGACCGATGGCTGAGTTCCGTTCCCTCGAAGGGCTGCCCAAGCCCCCCCGTTCCGAAGGCCATCCCCCCGACGCCGAGTCTCGCTTCGGCCGGGTGCTGGTCGACAAGTGGCACGCCGAAGCCGTCGAGCGCGACGCCTCGTTCCGTGACATCGACAAGCACGGCATCGAAGGCGTGCGCTTCTACCACTCGCACGCCGCCCAGTGCGCCCGGGCTGTCGCCTATGCCGTGCTCGGTGTCCCCGAGTCCGATCCGGTCGGACCCTCCGGGCACTTCATCATGCACCTGGGCTCGATGATGCACGAGGTGTGGCAAGAGGCCATGCAGGAGCGATACCCGAGCGCCAAGATCGAGGTCACGGTGGTCGATGACGGCGGCGAGATGGGCGGCCACGCCGACATCGAGCTGTTCGACTCGATGCAGAACAAGGACAGGCGCATCAGCATCGAGCTGAAGAGCCAAGGCGGGGTGGCCTACAAGATCGCGGTCGGCGACCGCAACGCTGCCGCCGGCCCCAAACTGGAGCACGAGACTCAGGGCGCGCTCAACGCCAGAGCCAGCGGCGCCGATGAGATGGTGATCATCTACCTGACCCGCGACGCCATCGGCATCGACGTGGCCAAGGCCAAGGGCCTCGACGAGATGACCCGGGTCACAGCCGAGTGGACCTACACCCGCGAGGAGTACGAGGCGATCGCCGACGAAGAGATCGCCCGGGTGAAGGGCATCCTCAAGATCCTCGACGAGGACAAGGTGCTACCGGCCCGCAAGATCCCTCAGATGACCCGCAAGCACCGGCCGCACAACGCGGTCGTGGCGAGCCCGAAGACGGGCCACGTCACGGTCTACGACATCGACAAGGACGGCACTGAGCAACTGGTCGACGGTGACAAGGCTTGGAACTGCGCCTACTGTCGCTGGCAGACAACCTGCGCGCGGACAGGCGCCCATCGAGAGCCAGTGGCTGTGCTCGTCCAGCTCGGGGTCCTCAATGAGGAGGCGGGCAATGGCGAAGGCGAAGCACGTGAGTAAGGACACCCCCGTGGTTGTCAACATCGAAGACACCGGCGAGACGCGCGTCACCATCGACCCGGACGACGATCCGGTGGTGCTGGTGGCCGACGATCCGGTGACGATGGAGACCGTGATCGTCGAAGCCGACCTGGAGCTGAATCGCGAGGAGCAGCAGCCATGACTCCCGCCGTCCGGTTCCGGCTGAAGCTCGCGTTCATCTGCTTCGCCGTCGTCGTGGTCGCTCTGGTCACCGCTCCGTCGCCCGAGCCCCGGGTCGCCGAGTTCCGGCAAGTCGAGGCCCAACCATGACCGCACGCGACGAAGCCATCCAAGCGATCTTGGATATGCCGAAACGGCACATGATCGCCAAACTCGACGGCGAGTTCTTCGGATCTGTTCTCGACGCCATCCCCGGCGACGTGTTGGTGCGGCTCGCTATCGAACGCGGCGCACTCATCGAGACAGCCCCCGAGTTCACCGCCGGCATCTACTTCGATGTTGCCACTCGGCAGGACTTGGACGACTTCCCGCCGCTGTACCGGGTGGTGGAGTCGTGACCATCGTCAAGATCGGCGACAAGCCCAACCGTCCGCCCCGCGCCGGCCGCATCCGTACTGGCTACTCGGTCCCGGTGACCAAGGGGGGCAAGACGTACAAGCAGCCGAGGACGCTCAACACCTTCCGCTTCACGTCCTCGGACCCGACCCTGCTCGAACCACTGGCCGCCAAGTACCACGGGACCATCAAGCCCTGGAACGAGCCCCGCTCGCCGGACACCCACGAGGTGACCACTGAGGCCAGCAAGATCGCCGTGGTGATCCCCCCTGATCCGATCAGCCAGTCCAACGAGCTGTGGGACCCGCACCTGAAGCGGGTGTGTAACGGCCCGGGCGGCACCTGCCGGCTGCTGGTCGAGACCCAAGACGATGCCGAGTTCCAAGAGGTGCCCTGCATCTGTGGGCGCAAGGGCATCGCCGAGTGCCGCTACAAGCTGCGCCTCAACGTGGTTCTCCCCGAGACCGCATCCATCGGGTACTGGCGCTGGGACTCATCGTCTGAGATCGCCGGGGAAGAGATGCCCGGCGTCGCCGACCTGATCGAAGAACTCAGTGTCCGGCGTGGCTTCAACCGGGGTGTGCTCCGGCTAGAGCAGCGAGCGGGACGCAACAAGCGGTATCCGGTGGTCGTGCTCGACCTGGATGCCTCGATCGAAGAACTCATGGCCGGGACCACCCGGCTGGGTTCGCTGCCAGTGGCGCCTCCTGTATCGGCGGGCGAGCTGGTTAGCGGCGGTGGGACAGGGGGAGGATCGCATACCCCCGCGACTCCTCCTGTCCCGCCCTCCACCGACGACGAGATCGTGGACGCCGAGCTGGTCGACGATCCTGGCGACCCCGAGGACGAGCCCGAGCACGTAGAGCCGATGTTCGGTCGCGCCACCCTCGACGCGCTGCCCCAGAAGCAGAAGAACTGGGCGCTACGCCGAGGCCGTGAGCTGTCGGCCGAGTTCGCCGAGCCGGTGCCGACGAGCATCGCTGTGTTCTCGGAGCGGGTCGTCGATCACCTGGTCGAAGAGTTAGAGCTACAGAGAGCGGGCGAAACATGAGAACTCACGTGCAACGTCTGACGGTTGAGATGCTGGAAGGCGCCTGGTACGCGGCCAGGTCGACAGACCACATGGTGGAGCTGTTCGATGACACGGCGCACGTGGCAGCGGCCGTCGATCCGGCGGGTCATGTGGTGCTGGTCGGGCGCGAAGACCTGTATCGGACGGCACCATGAGTTCCTGGGGCAAGGCTTCGTGGATCAGCCACCCGTGGCACCCACCGCGCGTGCGTCGTTGGCTCCGTCACTTCTTCTACGGGTGGTTTGAAGACGGTGCCTGACCTCGATCCCCTCGAAGTCGCCGACTACGTCAACCGCGAGGTCGACCGGCGAACCCAGGACATGACGGTCGACGAACAGCTCGTCGTCGTGGACATGATCCACGCGGCCACCAGCACCAAGCTCCGGTTCCTGCAACGCGCCAAGGCTCAGACATGACCACCGACGATCGCGGGATGACTGACCTCGACCCGCTCTCGCAGGATCAGGTCGAGCGCGAGATCCTCCGTCTCTCGGGTGAACTCACCCGTCAGACGATCATGGTCCGCACGTCCGCCCAGCAGGCCGCCCAGGGGGACGTGGACCACAAGCGGGCCACCGCTATGGCGTGGCTCGAACGGGTCGGCCGTGAAGGCACAGTGCCCGAAAAGGAAGCCGCGGTGACGGTGGCGTGTATCGCGGAGTACCGCGAGTGGAAGCTCGCCGACGCGGTGTTCAGGGCGGATCGCGAGAAGGGCCAGAACCTGCGCTCGCAGCTCGATGCCCTCCGCACGATCGCTGCCAACCAGCGCGCCGCCATCGACTACTCACGAGGGACAGGTGACTGACATGAGGACGCTCGTGGTGGCGATCGTCGTGCTGGCTGTGCTCGCCGGTGTCGGCGCCAGCTACCTGGCCGCGTCGATCTGGCTGGACCGACAGTGGAAGCTCGCCGATGCCGCGTTCAAGGCGGACTGCGAGGAGCGCGGGCGATGACGGAACCGGTCCCCCAGGGTGGCTACGAGGTCCAGACCGCTCCGGCTGGGGCCGGGCGCCGGGGCCGAGGGAACACCTACGACTGGGAAGAGATCGTGAAGTGGGCGCGGGCTCACCCGGGGCACAAGTACGTCTATCGCAACGTGCCCAACGGCAGCATCGGTGATCTACGCAAGAAGTACCCGGATTGCCGGTTCCCCACCTACGACCGCCGCCAGCTCCTCTCGGGGCCAGGCATGACCAGGCAGACAGTTGTCGACGTAGTTGTCACATGCGAACTAGGAGCGGGCGATGAGACAGCACACACGGGCGATTAAGGCGATCAACAGGATCGAGGATGACGCCGACCTACTGGAGCAGGTGAAGCCCCTCTGGAATCGACTCTCTGTCCACAACTTCTGCCCATTCTGTGGATGTGATGTGGAGCAAGCCACGTTCCCGTGGCGATTCAGGTCTCACGATATCCACGGCACCTGTGGACGGAGCCTGCCGACATGCGCCGGCTCGCGCAACGTATACACGCTGGAGATGCTCGGCATCGGTGACGCGTTCCTCGCCACCGGGATTCGAGAGCAGCTTCAGGATGACTGACCGCATCTACATCGGCCGTGGCCCTGACGCCGACGTGTCAGTGCCCGACGACTACATCTCGCTGCGCCATGCCAGCGTCACCATGCGCGACGGCCGGCTCTTCATTCGCGACGAGGGCTCGACCAACGGCACTTTCGTCAACGGCCTGCGGATCTGGGGGGACGTGGAAATCTTCCCGCTGGATACCCTCGCGCTTGGGCGCACCCGGTGCAGCGTGGGCCAGTTGGTGGAGGCGATCAGGGATCGGCATGACTGACCAGCTTCCCCTCCAGGGGCCGCTCAAGATCATCTGTCCGTGTGGCTGCGGGGTGTTCGGCACCCCCAAGCGCAAGGCATGGGGCGACGGACTCCACCACGTGAAGGGCTGTGGCCCATGCAAGCGTTGCTCGGGATCGCGCGCCAAGAAGAACGCATACGTGCGGGAACGCAAGATCGCCAAGGCCATCAGCGGGGAGCGCGACGCCATGTCCGGTGCCCTGTCAGGCCGAGATGTCCACATGGGCCTGTGGTCGATCGAAGAGACCGCGGAGGAGGCGCTGGTGCGTGGGTTGCGGCGCTGGTGGACCTCGAAGCAGATCCGCACCAAGGTCGCTCGGCTAATGGCTCGGCATGGCGAAGCACACGGGTTCGTGGCCTCGTGGGATGGACGCCCTCAGATCGTCGTGGTTCCCTACGACGACTGGGTGGGGCAGGTCCGCCAGGAACCCGCAAGCAAAGCCGGAGCAATTGAAGCAGCGGGCAATGGGAGGCTTGGCGTTGGCGGCTCGAACGACGAAACTACAGAAGATGGACGACTGCGAACGAGACCGCCAGGACGCGGCTCGGGAGCAAGGGCTGCGAACGCCGATGCAGATGGCGTTGGGTCGCAAGCGCGACGACAACGTGGCCCGGGTGCGGGGGATGCTCCGTGAGCCGTTCGCCCCAGAGGTGCAAGAACGGGGGATCGCCGACGCGCGGGCGGCCATGCAGCGCGGCAACCTGCACGTACTGCGCGACGAAGATGGCCAAACATCCACCCCGTGAACTGTGGATGGCGGAAGGCAACTGCTACGGGCACCCCGAGTGGACCAACCTGTTCTATCCCGAGCGGGGCGAGAATGAGAAGGCAGCAGCAGCTCGTGACATCTGCCTGTTCTGCCCGGTGAAGCAGGAGTGCCTCGACTACGCCAACCGTTGGGGCTTGAACCGAGAGGTGGACGGCATCATGGGCGGCTACACGGGCCGCCAGCGTCGTCGCCTACTAAAAGAGGAGCAGGAACGTGGCCTGGATCGTGTTCACGACCATTCACACCGTGACGATCTCGCAAGCTGAGACCGAAGAGGGGGCTCGCAAGGACGCCCTGGAGAAGCACGGCCTCAAGTACAAGCCCTACCTGGCGCGGGACTGGAAGGTGCGGGTCGCGACCGAGGCCGAGCTGCGCCTGTACGCCAACCAGGCCGACAACCGCCGGCCCTCACAACCGACCGCCAAGGTGCCGGAGAACCCAGGCAAGGCCCAGCGCAAGCTCTTCGCCTAGTCGGCTCCGGCCGACCCCGCTGCCGCGTGTCCTGGCTTGCCGTCGTTCTCTTGAAGCAGGTCGCGGTAGTGGTCGGCTTGCGAGCCACCTCTGATCTGTGCTCGCTCGTAGGCCAGCGCCCAACACTCGTCACAGGCGGGCATGGTGCGTGTCCTCCTCGGGTGTCGCCGACCCCGCCAACCGTTGTTGGTCGCCATGGATCGGGCAGCCGTGGTACGGGAACTCGTCGCAGTCGCAGGTGGGTGTTGCCGACCCCGCCACCGCCGCTGGGTAGATCGTGTCGAGATAGCGACGAATCTGACGGGCGTCGTCCTCGGTGAGCGTCACCCGCTTCAAAGATGTGCTGTCACCGAGACATTTGGGGCCAGCAAGCCGGTACCCGTGGCCGACCCCCTCATCGTTCTCTACGCCGATCAAGACCTGGATGCCGCCCGTATAGCGGTCACGGTCAATGTCGAGCGTCACTTTCGTATAGTCAGTCATCGGGTCTCCCTGTCGGCTGTCGCCGCCATGATCCGCTTGAGCCGTTTAATCTCGTCACGCATACCGGTCACCTTGACGATGGCCTCATCCCATGCCTGCTTCGGCGTGATCGGCATGGCACCAGCGAACAGTCCGGCCGCCTCACGCAACTCACGGATCTGGTCCTGGTGGTTAGGGCGACCGTGGGAGCAAATATCGTCAGCCATCATCGTCTCCGGTGGGTGTCGCCGACCCCGCCGGACAGTTCCTCGTACGGTGGATTGGGCACCACGGCTTCGACCACCATGGCCGAGACGCCCTGTAGCCCTTGGTGTAGCCGCGGCAAGAGTCGTGGGCGGGGCAGCCAGATGTCGTGGACAATCGGACCGTCCCGCGACCCATGCTGATGCCGTGCAGCCTCCCCAGCGAGCGCACGCCATGGGGGCAGATGCATTCAGTCATCGTCGTCCTCTTGGTCGGGTGTCGCCGACCCCGCCACCGCCGGAGCCTCACGGGCACGACGCACGAGATCAGCGAAGTGTGCTCCGATGGCATCGGTGGGTGTCGCCGACCCCGCCGCCTCAATCATCGAAGTCGCCTCTCGCTAGGCGGGCGAGGATGTCGTCGCGGGTGTGCTCCGGAACCACGTAGCTGTCCAGCGAAAGCCAGTGGCCGCACATGGGGCACATACCCACGGCGATGGTGCCGTTTCCGGTACCAGTCGCAGGCGGACAGCCGGATCCCTCGCACCGGATCAGGATGGGCTCGGCCATCATCCCTCCTCCTCGGGTGTCGCCGACCCCGCCGCAGCCTCGGCTTGGCGCCGAAGATCGTCAGCGAGATCAAGAGCCTCTGCGGGCGTCAGGTGGGCGGCCGACACGATCGTCGGTGGGTCATGGGCGTACCGGACAGTGACGACGAGAGATTCGCTGCCGTGAGCAACATCTACCCGGTCACCTGATGTGAGTCGGTGAACTACGTCAGTCACCATCGTTGTCTCCGGTCGGTGTCGCCGACCCCGCCATCGCCGCCGTTCCTGGTTCTTCGCCCGAGCCACCACACCAGTCGCATGTCACGTAGCCATCTCGGGAGAACTCCCACGTATGACCTCGACCCTCGCACTCGTGACATCGGGTGGCCGTCGCCGACCCCGCCGCCGACGGATCGTCGTCTTGCCACATGTCTTCGGCGGGCGTGATCCACTCAGATTCGGGTATCGCCGACCCCGCCACCACCGCCAACGCCGCCCGCAGGGCCTCGTAGAGTCCTCCGATCGTGGCGATCAGCTCATCGGGGTGAAGTTCGTAGCCCTGCTCCCACCGTTCGAGCATCCTCTCGGCGGCAAGTAGCTGGTCGGTCATCTCATCCTCCGTCGTGGTCGGCGCACCAGCCTGGGGGACACCATCCATCCCATCCAGCACAGCGCGCGCTTTGTCGTCTGATAGCGGCGTTGACGCCGGACCTGGCGGACACGAGCGGCTTTGACCTGTATGCGCTCAACCTTGCGGGCCTCGCGTAGAACCTCGTCGGCCTGCCGACGCAGCTCGACCATGCGAGCCGCGTTAGCGCGTTCGTAGCCGGCCATGATGAGCCAGGCCCGCTCGTCGAGCCCGGCCAACCAGCAGTCCTCGAACATCGGCGTGCGAGGGATGCCTTCAGGCCAGGGCTTAGCGTCGCGCGCAGCCCGGTACACCCGGCCTTCCCAGGTGGCCCGTCTGCGTAGGTCCCGCTCTAGCTCACGGTCGAGCCCGGTGAGCTGGCCTCGGGGGAGGAGCAGGCGATTGGGGTCGGCAGTCCAGTGGGGACCGGTCGTCGTCATTCAATGGCCTCCGGCGTCCATAGCTCGGGCACTCTGACCACGATGGCGCCATCGCCAACGGCGAGGAACAGGTCCGCGGAGTACAGCACATAGGACACAGCCTGCGACTTCCATACGGCCCACGCGTCAGACGGCGGGGAGTCCTCGCACTCGAACGCAGCTCTAGCGAACGTAGGCAGGGTCGAGCGACCGCGTGCCTCGTGGCCTATGGCCTGTTCTAGCGCCACCGCGACTTGCATCCGGTGGACCGCGGGCTGCGCCCAGTAGCGCGTGGCGCCCCTGGCTCCCCCACCAGTCACAGCTTCGCCGGAGTCGATGGCCTGAACCATCGTGCCCAGGTATTCGAGCTGGCGCATCGACACTGACTCGCCCAAGAACGCCAGCAACTCGGTAGTGGTCAGGGGCACCGGCGCCTCGACTGGCTTCCCACTGGCGGCGCGCTGCGCCTGCTGGTAGTTGAGTGCTCCTGGTCTAGTAGCCATGCCCCAGCCATCCACCTTTCCACGTTGTCATCGTACCACGTCTGTCAACGGTCGTCACCACTTATCCCCGCCTCTCCACTCTTCGCGGGTGTCGTAGCGGTCACGCCAGCTTGGCGGGTCGCCGGTGAGCGGGTGCGTTGAGCAATCCCAATCGCCAGGCTCGTCGAGTGACCCGTGGGCATGGTCTGCGATCTGGTCGCAGGGTGGCTCGTCTTCCCACGGCCCCGGATCACCATCGGTGTCGCGCGGGTCGGGAGCGATTGGGTCGTCCATCATCGATCCCGCTCGGCGCGGTAGGCGTTCACCCATGCCATCTCCTCACGTAACTTCTTCCTCGTCGTCTTCCTCTAGGACGCCATCGGCTAGAGCGCGCCCGACTGTCTCAAGCGCGTACCACGCCAGCAAGCAGTCGCGACCGTCGCGAGTGTCGGCCATGTCGGCGCGGCCAAACGTGGCGATCAGGGCCGCCACGCTGTCGAGGCCCATGCTGTCGGCATCATCGGCCAACATCTCGTCAATGATCCGATCGTTGGCCCGGTAGAACTCCGCACCGTCGATCGTGTACGTGAAGCCTGGCCAGCCGGTATCCGCGCCATGCTCTCCCGCCTGACGTATCTGATCGTTGTCCATACTTGAGTGCTCGCGGATCGCTGCCAGCAGCTCGCTCATGTCAGTCATGACTGTCATCCACCTTTCGTGCTAGTAGCCATGCCTCACGCCCCACGCCTTTCACGCGGGACGCTCGGGTAGGTGCTAGCTATGACTCGTCGCGCAGCCCCATCAGCTCACGCCCGGAGATGTAACCGCGGGTGTCATAGGAGAGGATGGCGTAGTAACCCATCCCCCCGCTGTAGCCATGCCAGCGAGGGAAGATGTCCAGGGTCCAGGCACCTAGCCCGGCGATCAGGGGCGGGTCAGTAGCTAGTCCCAGATCGGTGAGCGCGGTAGTGCTCACGGCCCCGATCAGGTTGGCCAGTATCTCAATCATGACTCATCCACCTTTCGGTTCACGTTGGAGCGGTAGACCTCGCGGCCTCCGCGCTCGTCGGCGTCGACGATGTCGAGCACGACCAGGCCGGTATCTAGGTTGACGAATTCGGAGCCGGGTTGCTCGTCGTCCTCTAGTGCCTTGACGAAGCGACGGCCGTCAACAGTGCACTTACGGTGCATCGTGCCAGCGAAGCGTGAACTCTCTAGGTCTCCCCAGACGTGCTCGTGTTCGTTTACCGGGTTCATGTCATCCACCTTTCGCTAGTAGCCATGCCAGCCGGCCCCACCCCTCACGCGGGACCGGTGGGTAGGTGCTAGCTGTCTGGGACTTCCTCGTGGAGTCGGGTCATCGTCCCGCCGCCTTGCGCATCTCGGTGACGACGCTCTCTAGGCGCTGTCCGGCCTTGAGGGCGTCGTCACTGCGTCCGAGCGTCCGGAGGGCGTGAGCCTGGAGCGCATCCCACCAGACTTCGTCTCGCCCTTGCTCCCACGCTTCGGCGATGATGTTCTCAACGTCAGCGTGGTTGGCTTGGCCAACGTCGTCAGGTGTCCAGCGCAGACCTAGAACATCGTTGGCGAGGCTGGCGGGTGTAGGGTCATCGGCCCACTCACCCGATAGGTTTGGCGGCTCGTAGTTGTCGAGGACCATCGGATCCACGTCTCCGAGAATGCTGGTCGCATCGCCTTCGGACATTTCGAGCCACGAGGCAGCAGCCATCGCAGCATCGGCGCCGAGGTAATGGGCCTCGGCTTCGTAGGTGGCGCTCATGGTCATGCCTTCCCCATGAGGCTCGCAACGAATCGGCCGTACTGGTCGCTGGTGTTGCTGAGCATGCAGCAGTGCCCACGCTCATACGCTTCGGCTTCGAGCGCAGCGAACTTGGCGAAGGCGAAGTCCAGACCGCCGACGTTGCCCTTGGTGCGCTCGTCGCCAGCGTCCTGCCTGCCCCAGCAGTACGCGAGGCTCTGCTGGTAGCGGTCGTGCGCACGCTTGCTCAGTCGGACGGTCATCAGCCTGCCGTGCTCGAAGAGATCAGCGAGCTGCTCGTGTTCGTTCATGTCATCCACCTTTCGTGATTCCACACAGCCATCGTACACCCTCACGCCCCTGAGAACAACCACAATGTGGAATGCAGGACACAAGGATCCACGTACAACGCTGTGACCACCCGGTCACAAACTTGTATGACCACACCCACCAGCCACACGCACCAAACAGCAACACACCCCGCACCTGAACCGCCGCCAACAGCACGCACAGCGCATCTTGTACCGATCGGTACAAAAACGCATGTTTGTGCAGGTCAGAGGCTATGCACGCACCCGGGGGATGTACCCGGAGGGGGGGCTCACCGGTGTTATTCGCTTAGCGCCCCACATCACGGCCCAGAACACCTGTTCGAGAGCCGTCAAGGACGGAAAACCAGTCTGATGTACCCGATCCCCCGGGGTTACGGGGGATCGCAGCCGCCGCAGGCACCCAAGCTCGACGCCAGTCGCCCCGAACGAGGTTTTTCCTTCCTTGTCCTGTGTGCGTGGTCTTCTCACCAGGGGGGACTTGCGTCTCAGGAAAGGGAAAGTAGTGGTCACCTCTTCCCCCCTGGGCACCTTCCATGGTGACCACCCCGACCTTTCGCTGCGTCAGTTGCCGTCTGACCGGGATGTCGTCTCCCGTTGCCCCCCGCTGCGCTCATCACGGTCTTGGCCGGGGGCATGGCTCCGCTGTTAGCTCCGTGAGGACACCACCCCAGGGCTGATTACCTGGGTCACTCCCGACAACGTGTCACCGGGCCGCTACGCGAGCTGCGTTCGACGCTCTTGGCGCCGCCTGGTCCCCAGCTAGTGCCTGGTGCTTCTCCACTGTCGGCGGGTACGGGCGAACACTGCCGGCAGGTCGACGGGTTCGACTTTGGGCAGCGAGATGACGCGCAGCACCCCGTCCTTGTGGGGTTCGCAGCGTCGGCAGAACGTGGAGCCGGCCGAGCGGGCTCCGTTGCACCAGGCGCAGCGTGGCTGCGGTGTCGACTTGCGGGCGAGGGTCCGGGCGTCGTCGGCTCTGCGGGCTCGACGTGCCAGGATCTTGGCTCGCAGCTCGGGGTCGAGGGTCATCGGTCTCTGCCGCTCCGTATGGCGTTGTCGACGATGGCGACACAGAGCACGGCGAAGAAGATCACGGCGGTGGCCACGAAGGTCCACCACACGATGTCGAGGAACCTGTCGAGGGTCATCAGCCCACCTCGATCATCACATACAAGGACCACCACACGGTGAGCGTGGCGAAGGCCAGCCACACGAACGCCCAGCGCAGCGTCATCGCGTCACCTCGTAGCGCCAGCGGCGTAGTTGTTCTGCGGGGTGTGTCCCGTGCTCAGCACGTGAAGGAGCCAGGCTCGCAGCCTGCTCGCCTCGCCCGCTTGACTCACGATCTTCCCCGATCTCTCTTGACCTGGAGCGGTGCGTCACTTATCGTACACGCACCCGATACAGTGTTGAGTCTGCCCCCTTCTGTGCTCACGGTCAAGGGGGCAGACTCGCGTCTGGGGGTCGTTTCCGGCGGTGCCTGCGAGCCCAGCGCGTCACGTCGGAGCGGTTCCACACCTTGAAGCCCGGCCACTCTTTGAGCGGCTCAGGAAAGTCGGGGTAGCGCCCGCGGTAGACGGTGATCGAGTTGCGGAGCCCCAGGCCGAGAACTTCTGCGACCTCTTGTGCACTCAGGATGTTCTCGATGTCAACTCGTTTGCCCATCCCGGGCGATGATAGTCGTACACACTGACATCAGGTGTGATTACAGTAGTGATCGTGCTCCGGCAGATCACCTTCGTGCTCCCCGGCATCGCTGCGCTCATCGCTATCCCCCTGTGGGGACGCTTCGCCGAGCAGCGCCACGAGCTGTGGCCCGACCGTGAAGTTGCCTGGGCACTGTGGCACTGGTTCAGCGGCGCTCGCGCCACCTGGCAGTGGCCACCCCTCGAAACGGGCAGAAGCGACCTGAAAGGAGAACTGCCACGCCGTGCCGTGACCGGCGCCGCCCGTACCGCCGGCACGGTAACCCTCGTCTACCTCTGGTCTGGCAAGACCGGCGATCCCCTCTTCTGGGGGGTGACACTCACCGCCGGCTGGGCCGGCATCGCCATCCTGGCGACCCACGTTGCCATCCGCCGTGCCATGCGCGGCTGGTGGGTATTTCCCCTGGAGGAAGCCCTCTACGAGACCTCCGGCTGGAAATCGGTGTTCTCCGACGACGAAGCCTCCCGAGCCCAGGTGGTTCGAGGCCGGAGATGGGTCAAGGTTCGCCGCCTACGCCTCCGCTGGCGCAAGCGCAAGACCCAGCGTCTGCCCCGGCCCTGGCTGGACACCCGCCTGTTCTTCAAGGTCGAGCTGCCCTACCGCTTCGACAACTCCGACCTGAACCGCAAGAACTTCCTTAACCAGGCAACCCACAAGCTCGACCTCGGTGAGATCGTGCCAGGGTGGCACACCACCGGGCACTTCTCCCTGGTACGCCTCTATCCCGAGCTGCGGCTGCCACCCCCGCCCAAGTGGCACGACAAGCATGTCCGCCAGATCATGCGGCCGGCATTGGGACCGATGATCTGGCCTCACGGACTTGGCAAGGGTGGCGTTGCCATCACGCGCAGCCGCAAGACCGACAACCCGCATCTGATGATCTCGGCTGGCACCATCGGTGGCAAGTCGACGGCCCTGCGCTGGTATGCCGCCAACGTGCTCCACTTCGGCGGCCTGGTCGTCATCTGCGACATCAAGCGGCACTCGCACATCTGGGCGCGCGGGCTGCCCGGCACACTCTCGTTCCCCGACGTGACGTTGCCGGAAGACGCACCCGGGGCCGGCGCGCAGATCAACGAGGCCCTCCTCGGCGTCTGGGCCGAGATCGAGCGCCGCAACCGGGAGTGTGACCCGCTGCGGGTCGGTGACCCCTGGCCCGAGTTCCAGCCGGTCCTCCTCGTTTTCGACGAGCTGAACACCACCACGACCGCCATGAACCGCTGGTGGAAGACGGCTCGCCCCAACACCCGGGCCGGTGATCTCGCCCCCGGCACCCACGCCCTACAGGACATCCTCCATCAAGGCCGAGCCGTCTGCGTCAGTGCCGCCTTCGGCGCCCAGGCCGCCCGCCGCCGCGCCGTCGGTGGCGGTGAAGGCTTCGAGGACATCGGCAACATCCTGATGGTCCCCCCTTACAGCAAGGCCACCTGGAACGTCTGCGCCCCTCACATCGAGTACATTCCCGCCAAGTCCCACCACGACCACCCCGCTTGGGGCATCCTGCTCGACGGCCTTGACGCCATCGAGGTACAGCGCATCGAGATGACCGAGCGCGAAGCCGTGCGCTTCTCCCGTGCTGGGGACGCCAGACGGGCCGCCTGGCAGGAGACCCCTGCGATCGCTGGCCTCAGAGCCCTCGGAGCTGGGCAGCCCCGACCCCCGGAACCAACTATGCGCGTGGAGGTGGCGATCGGGGCCGCCCACGGCAACGGTAACAAGCCCGACCCTGGGACCTCCGGCCCACCCGATGACTTCGATGCCGCCACCCTGCGCCAGTTCTCCAGCGACGAAGGCGCCGGCACGGTCCCCATGCGCTACGACGCTCTCCGTAAGGCCGCCGACAAGCCCGGATTCCCCGGCCCCGCCCGGAAGGGACCGATCAAGGCCGACGGGACCGAGATGGTTTCCAAGCGCCTGTACCTGCGCCAGGAGATCGAAGTGTGGTTCGAGGAACGCTCCAACCTCGGCGACCCAGGCGTGTACGTCATCGAGCCACCGCACGACCTCAAGGTAAAGATCGGCGAGACCAAGCGGCTCGAAGATCGCATCGACGAGTTCTCGTGGAGTGGGGTCGGCGACCAGATTGTCAAGCAGTGGTTCCCGTGCACCGACAAGCAGCACGCCCAAGACCTGGAGACCTGGCTGCACGCCAAGTACGACTCCCAGCGCATCCCCAGGACCGAGTGGTTCCGCAAGGAAGGCCAGCTCGACGAGGACTACCTGGACGCCGATCGGCTCCTGGCCGGCTGTCCCGATGAGCTGCGGCCAGTGAAGGAGGCGGCATGAGCGAGTACAGGGAGCCGGACTGATGGCTGGTGGTCAGAAGGGTTTGAGTTTCATCGGTGAGGCCGGGGTGGCATTCGCCCTGCTGGGTTTCATCAGTGGCTGTACGGCGCGCGGGTGGTTGGACGGCCAGCACGACGATCCGATGTCCCGGCACCAGCACGATTGCGAGCAGGCGTGGGCTGACAGCGAGGCCGGCAAGGCGGACGAGGATGACGAGGTGTTGTTGGCTACCCCGTTCTGTCAGCAGAACAACCTGGCCGCGGTCGCTGAGGTCCAGCAGGAGGACCAGGAACGAGTGCAGGAGGCAGCACCATGACCATGTACGACGACGAACCCCAGAAGGCAGCGGCACCTATCCCGCTTCTGCTCGACACCATCGACAAACAGACAGCGATCGTGACCGAAGCTGCTCGCACGTTGGCCGAGCACCTCGACAATGTGCTCCGTCCCGAGGAGGATGGTCCGTCGACCGGTGGCAGTGTGCCCCGAGAACGATTGGGGGGTTCCAACTTGGCGACCCGGCTCCAGTCGGTCTCGACCAATCTCGGAGACCTGGGCGTCTACCTGAATCAGCTCATGGCGAGGTTGGAGCTGTGACCGTGATCGAGGTGTCGACGAACGGTCGTGAGGCCGCGTATGCCCGCTATGTCGCCGATGGTGGCAACTGGACGATCGCCCAGGTGGCGGCGGCCACAGGACTAGGCGAGCGCCGAGCGGGGGATATCAGTAGAGAGTGGAAGGTACGTCTTGCTGCTACAAATGGCAGTGAGCCGAGCGGGGTGTCGTTGCCGCCCGCCACGGCACCCCGCGTCAGATCGTCGACCGCCGGTGCGGCCGCCGCCCGCCCGCACCGGCGGTCGGCTCCACCCACCTGGGTTGTCGTTGCCACCAAGCTGGCAGTGGCCGTGGTCACGATCATCGCTGCCCTGCTGTCCTACTCAGGCATCCGGGCGCTGGCCATCGACGCCGGCCTCGGCTGGCACGGCGACATCTTGCCCCTCGGGGTCGACGGGCTCGTGGCCGCCTGCCTACTGGTGCGGGTCGTGCATCCCCGCAACCAGATAGCGCGCCTCGCCATGTGGGTGGCACTGATCGGCTCGGTGGCTGCCAATGTCATCACCTACGGACCCTGGCACCCGCCGCTCGGGATCGTCGCCGCGATCATGGCCGGGTTCATGCCGATCGCCGCCGCCACCGGCTACCACCTGCTGGGCCGGATGCAGGTCGAGCAGTGAGCAACGGGTGGCCGAAGGCCATCTCCATCCAGTTGGCGTTCATCTCCATCCAACTGCTGGTTCTCACGATCGTGCTATTGGTTCGATGAACGCCTGGGGCGCCCTGACCATCGTCCTTTTCACGGCGATCGTCGCCGTTTGCATCCTGTGGGACCGGCAGGCCGACCGGCAGGCAGCGTTCCGGTGGGAGGAGCGGTTCTATCAGCCGCATCTGCGGGCCTGGGGTCGTGTGATTGATGTGGCATCAAGATCCACGCCTGAGATACATGAGAGGATTCGGTCTGATGGATGAGGAACGGCTACACACCATAACTGCCGTAGTTGATGATCTCGCCAAGATCGATCCGCCCATCGAGGACACGCTGCGCTGTTTCCTGTGCGGCCGAGACATCTTCGGCGACAGTGAAACGGAACCAGCTACCGATCTAACCAACCCCGCTCAGCATGAGGCCGAATGCGTTTGGCGTCGCGCCATCGAGCTGCGTAGTGACCCATCCTGAGGAAGCCGCCGCTGTGCGGTGGATGGTGGGTCGCACCGTCGAGATCGGTGCAGGGAGCAATCCCACTCCGGGGGTGGTCACCACCGTGGATCACACCCCTACTGGCCAGGCTGGAGATGCAGGCTGCGAGAGCCGCCACTAACGTCCCCATCCGCAGAGGGAGGGGCGCCTTCCCTCTACTCCCAGTGACGCCCCCGGTTGCTCAGTCCCATGCGCCGTCGGGGGCGTCACCGCGTCTACCCTGCGGCCATGAAGTGCAGGTGTGGCTGGGAAGGCGAGCTAGCCCATGTCGTGGCGCGCGACGGCACCAAGTCGGAGCCGTTGTGCCTGCATTGCCGCTGTGACTTCCGATCCAAGGTGCTTCGGAAGGCGGGGAGCCGGGTAGTACCCTCGAAGCCGTGACGGACGTGCCGGCGGACGACGAACGGACCGAGATCGAGGCCGATCTGCGTCAACAGGGGCTCCTCGGCGAGGTGACCTACGACGACGTGGCCGCCACGTTCAACCTGTGGCAGGAGATGGAGCCACCCGACGAGATCGGCCCCTCGCCGTCACCGGCGATGGGTGAAGACTTCCGCTACCAGCCCCAACCTGGCGAAGAAGACATCTTCGCACCCGAGGGCCAAACTCCGGCCTAGCCCTGCAATCCTGGTACGTTCTGTGCCGTGAGCGGGCTCTGGACGCCCCCGAGCGGCGTGGCACTCCTCAAGATGCGGAAACGGGAGCGGCTCGTCGTCCTCGAAGGCGGTGAGCGGGTCAAGGTGACGGTCGACGACTGGGGCAACACCCAGATCGAGCACGATGAGACCCTCGACGCCATCGTCAAGCCCCGGCCCATCAAGATCAAGCGCGACCCGCGGCTCTTGGACCGTGACCTGGCTGCGCTCCGAGCCCGAGGAGTGAAGGTCAATGTCCGACGATGACCTCGTGATCCGGTCGGCCGAGGCCAACCTGGCGTGCGTGAAGCTCGAACGAAAGCTGTCCGCCGCCAAAGAGGTCGGTGAGGTGGACGCCGACCTCAAGCTGAAGCTGCGCGACGCCCGTCGGGTCGCCAGAGAGCTACGCGACCAGCTCAAGCCCGAGCCCGGTCCCGGCGATGCGGTCGTCAACCCCAGCGTGATCTCGGCCAGCGCGGAGGTGCAGAAGTAATGGCCATCACCGCCTCGGGCATCTTCGGGCTGACGCTAGAGAAGATGATGAACTCCACGTCGCTGCCGGCGTCGGGCCTGGAGTCAGAAACCGCCACCAAGATGGCGATGATCACCGACTCGGCGACGCCTAACTTCGACACAATGGACTTCTGGAACGATCTGGAAGCCAACGAAGTCTCCGGTACCGGCTACACGGCGCAGGGCAACGTGCTGACCTCCACCGAGGTCACGCTGTCCTCGGGGGTCCTCACCTATGACGCCGCCGACCCCGCCTGGGTTACTTCGACGATCGCCAACGCGATGGCCGGCGTCGATATGTTCGACCGTGGCGGCGCCACCTCGGCCGACGAGATCGTGTGTCTGCTCGACTTCGTGACCGCAGCCTCCTCATCGGGCGGCACGTTCACGATCAACCTCAACGCGTCGGGCATCTGGACCCTAGATTATACCCCCTGATGATCTTTCGATATATCTCATGATCTACACCTGCGATCATTGCGGCACGGACTTTGAGGGCCAACGGAAGCGCAGGGGATCGAGAGCCTTTTGTTCTCGTAGATGTAAGGACAAGGCTCGCATCGGCTCACCTGAGCAGAGGGCCGCGCTTCTACGCTGCTACTACAAGCGTCAATACGGACTCACGATCGAGGAAGTCGCTGAGCTGCGAGCCGAGGGCTGCCAGATCTGCGGACGCCTCGATGGCACTGGCAGATTCGGCCAGCTCCACATCGACCACGATCATCAGTCAGGCAAGGTCCGGGGTGTGCTCTGCCACGGCTGCAATGTATCCATCGGGCACTTCCGTGATGATCCGAAGCTGTTGTTGGCAGCCATTAACTACCTGACCCTCGACTACACGCCATAGGTCATGGCGATCGGCTTCCGGGCGCAGACCAACATCGCGTCCGGTGGCGCCACTGACCCCACCTCTGCCCCGGCGTTGCCTACCGGCACCGCCTCGGGCGACATGGTGGTGTACGGCGTCATCGTCAAGTACGCGTCGACGACCATCGCCACCAACCCGCCGACGAGCTGGCAGGACCCGTCTGACAATGAGGCCGCCAACAGCGGACTGACCGACTCCGGTAACGACGCCGGCAACATCCGCTGCGCGCTGTTCTTCCGTGAGTACGACGGCGTGTGGACGATGCCCACCATCGACCTGTCGGGCACCCCCAACTGCACGATGGTGGGCGCCATCTCCTACTCCAAGGCCGGCGGCGAGACCTGGGCAGCACCGGTGTGCGCCACTGCCGTCGACAACACCGTGGCCTCGACGGGGGTCGATCCGGCGGCATCGGGCACGACCATCGATCTCGCTACTGGCGACTGGTTCGGGGCGTTCTGTGGTGTCAACGGTGATGCCGGCACCCCGACCGTGCCGATGACTGCCACCGTCGCGGGCGTCACGTTCGGGGCCGCCACCACCCGCTGGAACGGCTCCACCAGCTCGGGCACCGACCTGCGCGGCCACAGCATCGATCAGACCTACACGTCGGGCACCGCCTCGGCCGGACCCGATGGCGTGTTCACGCTCACCACCGGCGGCGCGTCGGGTGCCGGGGTGATGGTCTTCTACCGGCTGCGTCTCGCCGGGGGGGACGCCACTGCCAGCCCGGCCGTGATCGCTCGCTCGTTCGTGATGCCGGCGGTTACGGTCTCGGTCGGTGC